CTTGAACTAGAACTAGACTCGCTAGAACTTGATGATTCTGAACTAGAACTTGATGAACTAGACTCACTAGAACTGCTAGAACTAGATTCACTAGAACTGGATGAAGAACTTGATTCTGAGCTAGAACTACTTGAGCTAGATTCTGAACTAGAACTTGATGAACTAGATTCACTTGAACTGCTCGAACTTGACTCACTGCTGCTAGAACTAGACTCTGAACTACTTGAACTAGAACTAGACTCGCTAGAACTTGATGATTCTGAACTAGAACTTGATGAACTAGACTCACTAGAACTGCTAGAACTAGATTCACTAGAACTGGATGAAGAACTTGATTCTGAGCTACTTGAACTAGATACACACCATTGATATAGATTGTCACTAATCCATTGTAAAGTATTATTCTCAACCCATTGTACACAATGTTCAGAACTAGAACTAGACTTTGAACTAGAATTACTAGAACTAGATTCACTTGAACTAGATGAACTAGATTCGCTAGAACTACTAGAACTAGATTCACTTGAACTGGATGATGAACTAGAAGTTGAGCTAGAACTTGACGAGCTAGACTCTGAGCTAGAACTAGAAGAACTAGATTCACTTGAACTACTTGAGCTAGATTCTGAACTAGACTCACTACTACTTGATGACTCTGAACTAGAACTTGATGAACTAGACTCACTACTACTTGATGACTCTGAACTAGAACTTGAAGAACTAGATTCACTAGAACTTGATGATTCTGAACTAGAACTTGAGGAGCTAGATTCACTTGAACTGGATGAAGAACTAGATTCGTACCATTGATCTAAATCGTCATCAACCCATTGTAGAATATCATTTTCAACCCATGATGTATAAGCCATTCTAAGTTTTATTAACTCCTATTCAGAACTGGAAAACTATATTTCCAAAAATATAATATATAGTATAAAATATTCACATTTTTTATAAATTACACAATTCATAATAATAAAGTTATTAATTCCCACTTCACTACAAAGGAATATAAATAAGTAAAAAATAAAACACAGATAATACAATAATAATTACATTACCACACTGTTTACACTATTTTTCAATATATAATCCAATTAACCAATAACACCAAAACAACTAATACTATTTTCAATTACTATATTTTTAAAACAGTTTTAGGATATTTTATTTTGATTTCATCACAAAAAACAGACCATGAATCAAAACCTTCTTCTTGCATCATGTTCAACTGATCTCTCCAATCCCCATAACTATTTCTTCTTAACTCACTATAATTTTCTTTTTTAAATAATTCATAGTCCTTTATCTGTTGCCCTTTATCAGGGATCCTTATTAAGTCATACTCATAAAAAGATTCTTTTGCTCCATTCTCACCCTCCTTCCAAATTTGTTTAATATTATCAGGAAAAAAAATCATAGATTCTATTTTGGACCTTAAAATTTTTGGATACCTTTTTGATTCAGTTTTCATATTACACCTCCATTTTTCGTCATAAAAATTAATTTTAAATCGTAATTGTATATAGCAAACCTTTTTCCTACCCCACCCTCCACCCTAAGAAAAAACTTAAAAACAGATCCGACCGCCGATATCCACAAAATCAAGAGAAGAAGAATAATGCAAATACCAAGAAAAGAACCCGGCCAGGCCACCAAGAGTCGCATAGCCACCCAATAGAGCAACCCGCCAACCGGAAGCCTGATAGTAATAATCAGTAATATAAGTTGAGCTAGAACCACCCACTGACGCAGGTAAAAACCCACGGTTTATTTGTTCTAGGGTAACTTGATAACCATCATCATCAATAATAGTTATCCCCGACCCATTTATATCCTCCAATCTAGTGTAATTTGTAGTAGTATCGTCTGCAAAATTAGTATCTGTGTTAGATACATATGGAATATTACTATTGATGTTAAAACCATCAACCCATTTCCAAATATTACCAAAGAAATTTTCAATCCCACGATAAGTCATATAAGCATCATTAGTATTCCCTCCAACAGAGTTGGTACCGTTGCCGTCACTGTTTGATTTGCCAGTTACACCGATATAAGAATCTTTGGCCCACGTACCTCCTGATAAGGCAGTCCTACCTTCACCAATCACGGATTGAGAATACCAAGAAGCATATTCAATAACATAGAGAAGTTGAATAGCACTTACTAAATCATAGTCCTGTTGTCTCCAACCTGTGCCACGATTCGCTGAAATTAATCTAAACTGATTTCGTGTCATATTTACTACAGGAGCAAACCCACTGACTGAACCAAGTTTATCATTACCTGTGTCAACGCCTACACCACCAGGCCATTGTGTTTTAGTATCCCCTACATCATCACCATCAAAATAAGTCCCGGAACTAGTTGCGTATCCAATACCCTCATAAGCACCTATATACCGATGATCCACTTCCGAACCATTTTTATCAAATGCTGGATGAAGTGCAAACCCAGGTAATAATACTGAAGCCATTCTCCACTGATGGATATTAGTTGTGGCATTGTATGTGTAAGAATAATAAAACTTTGGTATTTCTACCATCACTTGACCATCTGTACCATCTAAATTAGACGCCGTAGAGCCATCTTCTTTTTTTGTACTATCTGAGGCATCTAAATAATATTCTACTTCCCCAGAGTCGTTAAGAATACATCTCCTCATTTTAGCATGAACAGGAAGATAAGCATCGCCAGGAGAACTTGCTGCTGCAAAACCAGCTAAAGAACCAATCCTTGTTAATGTTGGGGAACTATCATCTTCATCCCACTCTACTCCACAAGATACTAAACCAGATAAAGCACCACCCAAGCCTTCAGGAGTAACCGCTTTTGACTCATCAATAAAAGCAACTGTTTCAGCATTAGTGGCAAATTCTATTACCCCTTTTACAGTTGTACTGGCATCAACTGGAGCGCCACCACTTCCTTCAGTACCGTCATGATCATGATCAGGTAAACTACCACTTGCTTTTGGCTCCACTATACCATATAATACCGTAGTTAAATTATTAGTAAGTTCGCTCTCTTTAATTATAACCGTGGTATTAGGATCATCATAACTAGAAGAATCCACAGTACAATATTTTATCCCATCAACACCACAATCAGCTTTAAGCCTTCTTCCAGAAATAAACTCAGATGTTCTGTCTGTAGAGACTGTGAATGAAGTGGAACTTACATAAGTAGCATTCATTTGTTTTCTACCTCCATTATATTAATTTATTAACTCATAAAAAATAGTGGATAAAGCACAAATTTATATCTACATTAATATAAATCACCATTTTTCAATATCGATATAAATATATTTAACACTTGTTTATTATTAATACTTAAAAACTACTTTTACCTATTAAAACCTATTTCTACTTATTTTAACTAACTACTAACATTACCACCTAATTCAATATATCTATCCTTTTTAGATAACAATTCTGATTCTAACTCTTTTATTTCATTTCCAAGTCCATCCTTTTCTGAAACCTTCACCGTATCAATAAATACAGATTCGGTTATTTCTACCCCCTTTACGCGAGCATTCCATATATCAATACTAGATTCTACTCCAGTAACTATAACATATTTATCCCCATTAATTGAATTTGATTGGAAATGCAAACCAAGAGTTTCCCAATCACTATGTTCAATACATTGTTTATCTGGACTAATTCTTATATACTTTATCATTATACAACCTCCTTATGCCCTAAATGTGTATGAGTACACTTCATTGCTATATAATTTCTCCTCTCCACCCAGTGGATAGGCATTTTAAATTCATCATAAATATTCTCAACTACCCTACCATCGGGGATTGGAATCTTACCAATATCACGTTCTAATGTTACAACAATACATGGTAATTCTACTATCTTACATTGTTTAGCTGCCCATAACCTACTATTACCTATTTTAACATGTCGTGGGTTAATAACAAGTAATGGCTCTATAACACCATTATCCCTAACTGATTTTAAAAGTTTTTGATAAAAAGGTATTGAAGTGTCTTGAATCTCAATATTCTCACCATAACTTAACTCATTTGTAGGTAACCAACAAAACCTAATATCCTTGTTCGTTTTCATCATTATTTTCTAACTCCCCAGTTTCTTTCATCATATCATATTCTGATCTAATCTGTGTCTTATATTTCTCATCAAATGGTTCTATAAGTTCTTCAAAAACACCTTCTTTAATACATGCTTTAATTCCAGACCTTAGTTGCCCTAATAAATTCTGTCTTTCAGCAGGGCTACCATTATCACCCATAGATATTCTCTGTTTAATCCATCTCCTGGTATAACTAATAAGTTGGTGATTATTAACATTAATAAGTTGATTATCGTTCATTTTCTTGGACTCACGTTCCTTAATATCTGACCAATCAATTATTTCTCTTATCCTAGCTTTAGCAGTTCTTTCCTGGCTTCTTTGTATAAACCTCTTCTTATCAATCTCAATTTGTAACAGCTCTTTCTCTAATTCATCTTCCTCATTCATCATATTCCTTTCAGCTATCTTCATCTCAACAGAATTTTTACGATATTCATAACTTAATAAAATAAGTTCTTGAAACATAACATTCTGTTCTCTTACAGATTGCCAATATTTAGAGGCAGCGGTTGGAAATTTCAAATCATTTAATACAGACACTTCCATCTCTGTTCTAGTTCTATGTACCTGTACCGATTTAAAAGTATCCGACAACTCATCCTGCATCCTCATAATAGCATTAATATCATGTTCGGATACTAGACCAGAACCATGAACTAACTCTAAATAATTATTTGTATCATTAATACTATCAACACCAACTGGCTCACTAACAATTTCTTTTACATCATCCTCACTAACCACACCAACAGCCTCTACCTTCCCCATTTCATTATTTAGTTCTTCCATTATTTATCCCTCTCTTTTTAATTTATTACAAACAAAAAGGGCAAGACATAACTATTATAATTAGTATGGCAAAATGCCTGTCCCACCCTCCAAATATGACCTATTAATTATTATAAATATTTATTAAGTAACCACCTTTAATTCATCAACCTTATAATCAGCCTTTAAAGCCTTTTTCTCAATTTTTTTACGCCTTCTTTCAGCTTTTTCTTCCCTCTGAGCTTTCTTTAATCCAGGTACAGCACTATCTACTAATTTAGTAGCTAAATCTGGATAATACTTTCTCAATAATCTTTCTAATCTAGTAGTTACTGCTATAACACCGAGACCTTCTCTATCTAACGCATGTATTTCCCAAGCGATTGAGTTGTTTGGGTGAAAATGACATACCCTTATAGGTTTAATACTTCTTTCATACCTAGGTGCAAATCCGGAACAACCTACATTATAAGTATTATTTAAAATACTCACTCTATCAACATACTCATTAGACTTAAAAATTCTATTTAAAGTAGGTTCTTCACTTTTAGCTTTTTCTTCAGTTAACACCTCTACAACCCTCTCTACAATATCTTTAGATGATGGTTTCCAGAAAATATTACCACCATTAAATTTTGGATTACTATATTGACTAGCTCCAACATCGCCATCAAATTCAGGTGGGTCAAACCATACATTTTGCCAACAATCTAAGTCAGATGAATATATTAACTCATCAACCCTATTATTGTCAAATAAATATTTCATTCCCCACATTTTACTACCAGATAAACAAAAATCATTTAATTCAATAATCTCGGCAGACACACCCATGAATTCAAAATCAAAATTAGTTAATAAAATAATATTTTCAACTTTCCAACCAACCTCCAACATATTTTCTATCTGAACCCTTAACAAAACATCCATTCGTTCAAAAAAATATCTAGATCTACCAGACCTCTGTTTATTAGCTACCATTAACCTTTTCATATTACGATCTCCTTTTCCCCACCATTAAATATAAAACTCACCATCTTTTCTTTACATTTGTCACTATTATCTTTCCATTCTCCATCCCAGATAGTTAACAGATCTATATTCTTATCCTTACAAAGCTGTAGTTTAAGTAAATCCCTATTTTTGTCCTGATGCCAATATTCCCCATTATACTCTATAGCCTTATTAAAATCTGGCATAAAAATATCTAACTCAAACCCATTTCCAGTATCAGGATTAGATATTTGAGTTCGATTATTTTGCGAAACCTCAATATCCAAAGACTTAATAAAATCCCTTACTTCTATTTCTCCTTTAGATATAATACCTACACAATATGGGCATCTATAACCTAATAACCAATTTGCCCATGTAATACTATGCTTATGACCTTTCGGGCAAATGTATTTTAATTTTCGTTTGGAGTTTATATATTTATCAGACAGAACACTATACCCCTCTTCTCCAAACTTAGTTTTTATAAAATCAAAATCTAACTTTATCCCACCATTACAATACGGGCATCTAGATCCTCTCTTCCAAAAACGCCAACTAACATAATATTCATGTTTCTTTGGACATAAAACTTTTAATTTCTCGTGACAATTTATATACTCTGCTGATAATAAAACATATCCTTCCATCAAAAAACACTCCTGAATTTTTTTAAACATCTCGTTATTTTTATCTTTTTTTAAATCACATACACATTTTCTTACTCTTCTCCAATTATTCCAACTAACAAAATGAATTTTATTATACGAACAAATATACTTTAACTTTTGATTATTATTCTTATACTTCTTTGTTAAAAGTGTACATCCTTCTTTTTCAAATTGTTCTCTTATATATTCAATAGTTAATCGCTTCATCCTTGTATCCCAGTTTCAATCTCCTCAGTAAAATTTTTTACTAACTTAGCATGCCCCCATCTTCTGCCTTTATTAGCTTTGAATTGCTTAACTATTATAGTAGCATAAGAAACAAGCCTATTCTCACCCTCAGATTCCCACCACGGCATAGGATAACTAGGTTGCCCATCTTTACTATCTTGGTGTTTAACATGATTTGGGACTATTCCACAAAATTCTCCTCGAAAAGACATCATTTTAAATCCAAGCTCCCATGCCCTATTCTGCAAATTTGCATCGTCGTGTCCATAAAACTTAAGATTAGTCTCATCATATCCACCAATTTCTATAAATTCTTTCTTAAAATATCCCTGCCGTCCTCTCAACAACTGTCTACTTTTAGCAAATATTGCTTTTTCTGGTTGTTCATTTGCTAATTTATTTATAAAATTTGCAAATCCGCATTTAAAATAATCAGACGGAGGTGTGAACGCGTCTGCATCTATATTATTCACTATGTCGCCAGTGGCCACTTGAAAAGCTATATTTCTTGAATGAGACATATCAAAATATTCAGGTTCTTCCGTCCTACAATAAATTAATTTACCACTCTCAATATGCTTCATCATTTCGCTTTTTATCCACCCATTCACATCATCTTTCTTACTATTATAATCTAATACCACAAACTCTACATTATCATAATCAGAATTATCTTTTATATTTTGTGGAAGTGTTTGTTTTAAGTTATCTAATCTATCAGCACAAGTAGTACATAAAGAAATTTTATAATTTTTAGTAACAGGCTTAGTAAATCTCCCATCCCAACAAAGAAACCCGTTTCTTTCCCGCATACTCCTATACCAGGCATCTTCCAAATATTTAGCTAACTTTTTAGTATCTATAAATCCCTTCTTAACTTCTCCCATATATACCCCCTTTCCAAAAATATTATTTATTTTCAAATACAAGTATAGTATTTCTAAACCACTTTAAAGAACTATACTTCCTTAAATCTTTACTCCTTTTCTCATCAAACACCAACCCCCTCTTAACAAACTCACTAATTACATAGTCATTTGGTTGTTCATTAAAATGACCTTTTCCGCCTTGCCCAGGTATAGCCCAACTTAATACTAGATCTTTATTTACAAACTGACAAACATTGTCAATAAATACTTGTTCGTGCTCCTTAGGTATGTGTTCTCCAACTTCAATAGAAATCACAGTCTCGTATTTTATATTAACATACCTTATCTTAGTAAGGTCTAAAACCATTATATCATCATATATACCCAACGATGATATATTTGGAGTGCCTTCATATCCATGTACTATCGAAACACCCGCCTCCTTAAAAAATCTACAATAACTTCCGTTACCACACCCAACATCAGCAATTGACTTAGTACCATGGTATAATTTAATAATTCCATTAGCTAGCTCAGGATCAAATCTATGACGCTTCTTTGCTACCTCAATACTCCATATACCGGTCTCCTTATCTATGTCACTCATAATTTATCACTCCTCTAAATATTCGCATCTATATCCTTTATGATGATTTTGTTTACATTGAGCAACTCTTATCAAAAGGGTGTAATGTAACTTTTCCTCTTTATAATTCCTACAGAAATCAACGATTCCATGTACAAAAATTCTCTCTCCTATAGGTGTTATCACAATGTATCTTCTTGCCTTCTTACTATTACTGCCAATTTGTGCCTTAGATATTTTACTTCGTGTTATACTACTAAGGTGTTTTCCATAACATCTGTGATTTCTACCACTACATGATTTAGATATTTTTTCTTTTGTTTCTTTTGTATGGCGCTTTCCATACATAGGATTATTCTCACCTTTTGCTAAACCCAATTCTACTCTGACCTTAGATATTTTCTGCCTACTTTCTTCCGAATGAGTAATACCTTTATGCGCATCAGATATTTTTTTCTTAGTCGCCTCGCATAATCTTTTGCCACTGTGAATTAATGATATTTTTTTCTTAGTTTCATCTGTTACCTTAACCCCAATACGAGCGTTTGACATCCTTTCCTTAAATTCCTCCGAATGTCTAAACCCAACACTTCCTTTCCCACCTTTAGTCAAATTATACCCATTCCCAAAAGCGTTATACTTTTCTATCGCCTTAATTTCTGCATTATTTAATTCATCGTATGTTTCACAATAGTCAAGAACATCCCAGTCAAAATTATCCACACCGTATTTTCTAATAGCTCTGTGAAAATACATATTGTATTTATTACATAGAGCATCAGATATGTGTTGAGATTTTCTCTCTTCAAACGACCTAGTAGTTTGCCCTACATAAATCTTACCATTAATTTTATTGGTAGCTCTATAAATTATACCAAACATACTCTCCATATTACTCCCTTACTAATTCCTACCACATCTCTGTACATCCTAAAACGCCTTATATCCACTTTATAATGATAATAAAAAATCACATTTATGGTGTTTATTAGCTGTATCTATTGACCAAATACCAGTATCTTTATCTATTGACATTTTTTCACCTATATATCACTTTCATACATTATTTTTATAACTAATCTATTGTAAAATCAAATATTTTTTTAGATAAATCTCTTAACTCTTCATTCTCTAATAACTTAAAATCTCTACTATTAATCTTCCTCCATCTATTTTCTAGATCCATATCCAGACAATTATACTGATATTTTCTCCAATCAAATGTCGATGGTGTACTATACATTATATTAATGCCTTCGTCAATAAACGGTTCATCTATATACTTTGATATACTCTTTCTATATTCCTCACTCTTACACAATAAATTGTAATTTACTGGAAACCAAAAACTATCTTCATTGAAGCCAATAAAAAAATTTTTTGCATACAACATCCACATATCTATCAAATACTTTTTTTCCTTTTCTACATCCCCATAATAAGAATTCCTTCTAACTATTTCCCTATTACCAAAATAACTTGCGAACCAATTAAAAGGATCTCTTAATATAATAAATATATATTTTTTAAAATCTCTACCAGTGTCAAAATTAATTAATTGTTTATTGCTCAATATATCAGTATATTCTGGATACCTACTAGTCTTATGACCAGCATTTTCAAAACTTATTATTTGAATATGTCCAAATTTAGGCATTGGTATTGGGATTTTATCCTTTATTTCTCCGTAACCCATATAATCATTTAAATAAGTTTGATTACGTTTTAGAATTTTATACTCATCACGTGGAGAAACATTAGAATCAAACTCCCTATTATGTCTACTAATAAAACTACCAAGAGCATGATTTCCAGAACGATAAAGTCCCCATATTAAAACTTCTTTAATATTTTTATTACTAATCACTTCCTACATACCCATACACTACTATTCTTAATCACCTCAAATTTTTCACCTAAATATTCATCAACAGCTCTCATAGTTCCTTCATGCGAATATTTATAATCATGACCAGTAAAAAACATTCCTTTTTTAACTAACGGATACCACGATTTCAAATCAGATAAAACATTTTTATATCTATGATCAGCATCAATAAAGACCAAATCAAAATAATTCTTTGGAAATATTGTAGCAGCTTTTGCAGATTCTAATCTAACAACATTAAGTTGTCTGAATTCTCGCATTAACTTACACGCTTTAAAATATCCATTATCCCACCCATCTTTAGCGGTATTAATATATCTATCCATATCACGCTCGTAATTACTATCAGTTATGTCAACGATTTCTTCCCAGGGGTCAACAGCCCAATACTGTGTAATTATATCCCCACATTCCTTTAGAAGAGTACTAGTTAATCCAGACTTCCACACACCTATCTCAGCTATTATACCAATTTTTTCCTTTTTCACCATCTCTATTAAAACATCACGGTGGCTTCTAACGTCCTCCCACAATAAATTCATAAGATCTGACCTCCCCAGTTATTGGTATTTTTACATCATACGCCTTAACTTTTTCCAATTTCAACGAACATATTTTTACTAATTCTTCCAAATCATAGTAGGAAAACCCCCAATGAAACTCATTTGGATCCAACTCCGTACCCTTTACCGTTATATTAAGTATAATTTTACCACTACTTTTAAGGACCCTATTCATCTCTTTATAACCATCCTTACGTTGATCAACCTTTACATGTGCTAATGTGTCTAATGACACAATATAATCATAAGAATTATTTTTACCAGGAAGATTAGTAACATCTGATTGAACAGTATTCATACCCCACTTCTTACTAGCAAAATCTACATATACACTTGATGTATCAGTACCAACATAACTAAACCTATTCAATAAAATTAACCCTATTGAGGCAAAAGTAGTACCTGGGCCAACACCAATTTCAAGCACGGATTTGTCATAAAAATCATATTCCAATAAATTCCTCACAATAACCTGTCTCTTCCATATATTATCCAAATCACCAGAAACAATCTTTCTTTTAGCTTGCATATCCCAATATTTAGATACATTATTATCTACCATATAACTCCTTTTCAACTATCTCAATAAATTGTTTAACTCTAATCTCACTACTATGGTTTTTTCTAACAAATTCCATACCATTTTTGGCAATTTCTTCACGTTCATTTTCATTCTTAAGAAAATACCTTATTTTATCTTCAAAGTCACTAAAATCATCTTTATATAAAACTAAATGGTATCCAGGCTTATATCCTAATTCCTCCAAATCTTCAGGCCTAGTTGTTAATAAAAAACTACCACACGCCAATACTTCACTATATTTCCCACTTAACTGTTTATATGCAATATTCGATGTACAAAAAATTTTCGACTCATTTATCTTTTTTACATATTCTTCAAACCAAACATTTCCTATAAATGAATTTATACCATCCATGTTTGCAACAAGTGATTTCAACACCTGTCTATTTTTATGTCTAGTACTATTCTTATGTTCTTGTATAGCTATCATAACATCTACAGTTTTCTCAAGATGTTGGTCATAAAAATAGTTTGTATCTACAGCGTATGGTAAAAGAAAATGTTTACCTCTAATTCCATTTTTATTTAAATCTCTCACTACTTGTCCCATAGGACCAAAAATTATATCATATTTTACTTTATTAAAGTGATAATTATATCCTCTAAACGTCTTTGGGTCATAATCACCACATATATGAACCATCGGAACACCTCTAACATCTTCAAGTCCTTTGGCAAGAGCTTTGTCTCTATGCTCAAAATGCGTTAATACTATATCTATACCAGGATTATTATTTATAACATCAGTAACAGTTAAATTTTTATCATATCCATCATACCCAACCCCGAAAAATATAACATCGTGCTGTCTAGCTAATTCTCTTCTAAATAATTCATGGTTCCAATTACCTTTCTTAATATTTCCAAGCCTATTCCATGCTACTAGCAATATTTTCAAAATTTATCACCATCCTTTGAACACTAAATGACTCAGCTAATTCTACACCTACTTGAATACCACGCATTTCGGCAACTCCTGAAATAAATTTGTCTGAAAAGTAAGATCTATCTAACCCATACTGAGACTCGTACTGTTGTAAAGACTTTATTTTTATTTGAAGATCTTCCTTAGACACACTAACATAAATTTCTGGTTTAAAATCTATATCACTCCATGGTAGTTCATAGTTCCACAATATTTTATCCTTAAAAGCCCTAAGAGATTCAACACCAACTACTACATGGTCTTGATGTAAGCTTTTAATACTAGGAGAAAAAATATAATCTGGGTTTATCTTTTTCTTACAATCTATTAAATGTTGTAATATTTCTTGTCTAAATTGAAATACTCTCCTTGCTGGATAATTAAATACAAAACGATTACTTTCTTTTATATTAAGCACACTCATTGATGCATGCCATTCTTTTGAAAATCCAGATGTTATAGGATAACTGTCTGATGCACTAAATACTATAGAATATACATCGTACCCCTTATGTACCAACTGGTGTAATGTAGCTCCACATCCCAACTCTGCGTCATCAGCATGACAACTAACTGCTAATATTTTTTTCATTTCTATACAATAACAACCCCTTTCTTACAATATATATAATTTTACTATTTTTTATAATAACCAAGTTCAACGGCAACTTCATTAAATTCATGTGTAGATAAAAACTCATTATCCATTTTCTTTACCATAGTAACATAAGTAAAATTCTTCCTATAAGGTGTTTTTACACCATACCTTTGGGCCATTTCTCTTATATCAATTATCTCATAACCACACAAACTGGCAAGTTTCGTATAAAAAATAGGTGTATAATGAAATAACCCATGATGTTTAGATGGAGCTCCTCCACTATATTTATCTGACGGGTTAGATCTAATAATAATACCACCTTTTTCACACAAATTGTGTATATTTTTATTAAATTCGTACTGGTTCTCTACATGTTCAGCCGTACCAAAATCTACTACAAAATTAAATCTATTTAGTTTATCTATATAAATAGGTTTAGACAAATCATACCTCAGTATGGATTTATTCATGCGCTTTTCTGATTCACTAATACTATCAGTTCCTATACCAAGGTCGATCACCTCAACTTCAAACCCTTTACCTTCAAAATATTCACTAGCCAAACGATTAGACGTATATTCATGTGCATCTTTTCTGATCCATAAATCACCGATTTCACATAATCTCAATTCATTACAACCATCAATATATTTTTTATACTCTAACCATCCTAAAACCTCTTCAAAATATTTTATATCTTTAAAATGCATTCCCATTATAATATATCCTTCCCAATTGATAACACAGTTAGTTTTTTAATAATATGTTTTTTACAACTACCTATTAATAATTTTTTAAGAGCATCTTCCTCGTTTTTAAGTTTAACACACCCCAAATCAAGGAATTTTTTCTCCCAATAATAAGGTGTTTTACCAGCGTTGAGGTGTGGACGGCTAAAACTATAAGCGGCTGTGAACACTATCAATCTAGAAGAAGCTCTAAACAAATTAGTAACAAAAGCATCCTCCTCCTCTGGTAAAAGATGCTCAGCTGTTTCTATAGAAAAGGCACAGTCCCATTTTCCACAATTAATTTCTTTACCAACATTACCAACTCTTATAAAATCACTAATATTTTCAGGTATACACTCCCTAGCTAAATCAGCCCCAATATCAAACCCTAACACCTTCTCTGTTTTAGCTTCTAAAGCACCTTCTAAATATGACCCTAAACCACACCCAAAATCCACCATAGATTTTATATTAAGAGAATCAGAAATAATTTTACCAGAATCCATTTCCCACCCACGCCATTTAATACGTCTACAATAAAAATCTTTACTATATAAATTTAATGGGTCTTTTCTATAAAGATCTCTAATAGCCGGAATTTCTTTATCCCACTTTTCTTTAGTCCATCCCACTATATACACCGCCTTTTTTTACCCATACACTAGCATCCAATAAGTCAATTTTATCAAAACACTCATCTACCGCTTTTTTTACACCAATTTTACTACCGCCATAATCATGACCAGTTAATAAACCGTTATTTTTTACCAATGGTTCCCAATATTTAATATCACTAATTACAGATTCATATTTATGATCAGCATCAATAAAAACCAAGTCAAAATAATCTTTTGGAAAAATATTAGAAGCTTTAATAGTATCCATCCTCAAAATATGCAACTGTGGAAACCAATACATCATTTTACATGCATAAAAATACAACTCATCCCACTTTTCCATAGTAAGATTACTATAATTCCAATGAGTATCCAATGACCATTTATCTATCGCCCAATACTCACCAACAATGCTACCACACTTTCTCAACACCCTTTTAAGTGTATGTGACTTCCAAACACCAATCTCAGCAACTTTTAAATCATTTCTACCAAATCCGTTTAATAATTCAATTAAAACATGTCCATGTGTTCTATGATCCATTATCTACCCCTATGTATTTAATTTACCACTTCATCAAGTATCTCTACCCACTTAGTAGGATCTAAATTCTTTCTCGCCCACTGTTTGGCAGCATTACCCATATCATAACATAAATCAGTTTTCCTCTGCAAAGTTTTAATATGCAATAAAAACTCATCATAATGACACGCAAAAAACCCAGTCTCACCTGCAATTATTCTAGAAGCTGGCCCATCACGTGGTTCTACAATACTAGGTAATCCACTAGCCATAGCTTCTGCGAGAACACGTGGATAATTATCCCGCCATTGATTAGATGTTCTATAAAGATAACAATGACCCCTACTTAAAAACTCATCAACACTCATAGCATTCCATTTATGAAACATCATCCTAGGTTCATCCTTAAAATATTCTATTAACTCTTTATGAGCCTCCATAAATTCAAATCTTACATTCTTAGTATCTTTCAACATTCTACTATAAAATTTAGTATCTAATTCCTTAGCAAACTTCTTCTGCCACAAATGTATCTTATCACCCTTACCAATAGAACTCTCAGTAACAAACTTACGATAATCAGCTACTGAATGACGTAATACAACAAATTGGTCATTTTTATTTTCACGTTTTTTTGGACAAACTTCTAAATATTTATTTAAATCTATAGCTCCAAAAAGTACTATTTGTTTAGTTTCTTCAAAACCAAGTCTATCCCTCTCGAACTCATCTCGTTTCTCGTGATTTTGGAAAATCACTGCTTTTAATTTATTAGTAGAATCCAACCACCTACATTTGGGTAAACTACTATTGACATAATTAATACCTATAACTACACTAGAGCTCTTTTTTACTATATCCTCAGCTTCTCTACAGAATGACCCTATTTGGTCATTGGCATAAAATAACAAGGGTACATTATTTACCATGTGTTGCGACATACCACCTTTAAAAGAATGTTCATTTATGTCAAACCCCTCTTTTATATAATTCTCATGTACTTTATCCCAAGGATGAAAATTAACTTTCCAACCATCTTTCCTAAGTAAATTAACTATCATACAAGCCGACTGCTCACCGCCTCCTTTGGAACTTAATGATGCAAGAACATTTATCTCCTTATCAGAAGTCCTAGGAGTAGGACTATCAATTAACTTAACTTTTTTCTTCTTAGAAGTAACAGGATTCATATAAGTATAAATATTACCATCATAATATTTTTCAATACCACGAATAACATCTTGAGCAGTAATAACATCCATACATGATGGTATAGTCTTACCTTCAACTTCAACTGGTAACTGACAAAACCTAGTATTTCGTTTAGGATTAGTAGGTAATGGTATCACCCTCGAATGCCAACATCCACCATTATCACAGCACTTAAAAGATCCATTAGTGTGAAGTACTTGATGGTTACAATAAGCAGTAAATGATGTAGGTTCACGCCCTCCATAAATAGCTACACATGGTTTTCTTTCTTTCGAAAACCTAGGAGGTACAGCAGCAGCTAAATGCATAAGAAAAGAAACACCACTTACACATCCTTCTGAATGATATACTAATGGTATCAACCCTCTTACATCATCATTGAATTTATCTGTCAAATCAATAACACCTCTAAGTTTATCTACCAAATGATCACTCCGTCCTATAGTTACAAACTTAATCATACCATCAAAATAATCTATCACGTCTTGAAATTTACGCCAATCCCATATTTTACAAGTACAATCGGATTTACCACCAGGTGAAACAACCCAATATTTAATATTATTACCATAAAGATCATTAATTAAACTATATGACTTTTCCTTTTCTGTTAAATGTATATCTGCTCTTTGCCTACCAAAAACACTACTAAATTTATCTTGTTTACCAAAAACTTCTTGTAAATCCTCCGGCAAATGAGTTAATCCACCAACATGTCTTCTAGTACCATATTTTTTATGTAATAATTTTAAAATTTCTGGACCTTTAATATCTCCATCAGCTTTACCAAAATCATAATCACCCACTTCCCCACCAGAAAAAACAGAAGCAAATTCACCTATAGACATTGGTAAACTTTCATAAGCATCGGCTATAGATATCATATTATACAAAAACCCCGATGTAAAATGCATATACGAATTATTACAATTATTAATAATCGGATATCCAACTTTATAAAATTCTACACCAGGGTCTCCTTTTTTAATAGATCTATCTATATATGGGTTATTTTCCCAAATAGCTGGAAAATTGTTATCTACATTAATTCTAATGTGTGGAAACAATAATTTAAAATCACGAACGCCACAAGTAAACATCAACCCATCTCCAATTGCACGCCCATGTTTAAATATTATTTTCCGTTCCCTAAAAGCGTTATCCACTTTTACCTTTGGCTCTACTGTTATCGGCAACAATTCACCAATTTTATTATCTTTATCCCTCATCTTCAATTTCAATTCCCGATTCCTCCCCTATCCTTAAAATAAATTCTTTCATCAACTCTTTGTTTTTAACTGGGCCATGCACATGAAAGCGACCCGATAAATCTCTTGTAACAATTAAATGATCTTTTACATTCTTTGCCTCAACTGGCAAAGCACGGTCAACACAAAAAGGACATTTCATCATAGTTTTTTTTCTCCCTTTCCTTTTATTTCTTTCCCTTATAATATTTTTTCTACGGTTTTTAGTTTTATCTTCTTTTCGTCTAGAAGGTGAACTCATTTATCATCCTTTGAATATTAATCTAATAAAACACCTGTTAAATTACCAAACATATATTGTCTAACTAATTTATCCAATCTATCTTTCAACCTCTTAATGGCAATATCTCTTTCCCTAAGACCAGGCGATGGGTCATAAACAGTTTGATCATCTCTAACTAAAGCCCCATTATCCACCATATCTTCGGCGGTCATATTTTCTAACAAATCTATAGCAGCTTGTAAAACTATGTGGTCTTGAGTAACAGTATCACTAGTCAATCCAGGTGGTATTAATGTGTCTCCATAACTTTCAAAAATTTCTCTATCTGAAAATTTAAATGTATAATACCAAACATCTACTGTATCAGCAGAGCTATCCAAGGTTCCAGAAAATGTAAGATACTGATATCCTTGAACAATAGGGTTGCCAAGAGTTGTTTTCTCATCACTGTTAACTGAAACATAAACTGGCCAGCACTTTTCTCCTAAATTAACTGTGTGGTTATCTAACTGTATAGCAGTTGACATTGTATAATCATCCGACCCATCTACATACAAACGACCAAGGGTTTTTAAATCACCTATTAAACGACGTATTTTTCTAATTATAACAGAGTCAGATTCCTCAAATACACATTCTGGCGGATAAGTTGCGAAATGATAAAGAGATGGACAAACACCTTGAACAGGGTCTGACCAACAACATTCTTCACCAGTACCGCTTTTATACATCGAAGATTTATACCAAGTATCTGATGTACCTTCGGTGTGGGTGTAGGAATACCTAACAACACCTCCTACAATAACTACATTTGCTAAATATGTATAAGTACCTGTTTCTTCTGTAGATGTGTATATACGTATATAGTTATAGCCCATCCCTATATAAACATCAACATCATCCACTATCATTGTAAGTTGTATCATATTTGATTAGACCTTTTATTTATGAATAATTAAATCTAGCAGCTCTTTCATATACTTCCACATTAATGGTTCCAGAAACTGTACTAACAATATAAATTTGACCATCAGTATTATCTTCCCACTCATTACCATGTGTTATTTCATACCCATCTGAATAGCTATCGGTAGCACTGTCTAATAAATAAACACTATTAGTGTCATCCGCATTTTTGATTCTTAAAAAATTTCTACGTCCTAATGGGGTTAATGGTACTAATGAGGGCGTGCCAGAAGATACTGTCATTACAGTATACTTGACAATATCTGTACTATCCCTTCTTCCTATTTTGCTATCTATGGTATACGGAGAGGCTGTAGTTCGTGGATTACCAAAATCATTATATCCCATTTTATTACACTCCTATTAACCTTATCTTTTTATAATCTGTAACTCGCTAATCCTTTTTCTAATCATATTACATAATGTATCTTTACCAGACAATTTATTAGCAGAACTAAGCGCATATTTTAACGCAGAAATATCAGTTATTTTTGACAGTTTCTCACGAGCTTGTCTGACTGAAAAGTCCGCAATCTGCTCAGCAGAAACTCCTTTTTTAACATGTGGTGAAACCATTTTATCGGTCTTTGGTAACTCACTGTCTACATCACTCTTTTCATCAACTATTTTATCGTTGTTACCCTCATTATATACTATTTGCCATACATTATTATCTCTAAGTTTAACATGTCTAAGCCAATCAACAAATGAACTACCCTTTTCTAAACTGTGCTTTTCACCATATTGTTTATATAACTCATCCAATTCAACAGCCGCGCCGGGCCCTATCTCCCTTTTCATAGCATGTCTCCACAAATGAGTTTTATTTTTAACGTAACCATCCATAACCTTTTCCTCCTCTATTTTTATATATTAATTATATCCCTTTTCTAGGTTTAACCTTATTAATAAAAAACGCCAATATTTAAAGATATGTTTATATTACATATATATTATACTCATAAACAATCCTACCCCCAAATTGACGTATAGTTTTTAACTCTTATAACAATCTAAACTTATATTATACCCACTACTATTAAAGTAGTGGGTATATCACTATCTATCTAAAACTACTATTATAACGATCTATCAATAACACCCAAACCCAACATACGAGAATCAAGACAAGCAAACCCAATTTCTTCCCATCCAAAAAATCCCTGTTTTTGGACTCTAAGAAGAGTTGGATCGTCATGAGCTTCATACTCTTTACGAATAGGCATTACAAGTGAGTCATTGACACTAAGATCAAAACCAATGATTTGTGTTTCACCAAGAGTATCAACAGTACCATCAGCAGCTGTTTTATTTGCATTATCCAATGTATATTGATTATACACATTTCCAGCTGAGGCTATGAACTTACCATAAGCGGAATCACTACTATTAATATTATACAAACCAGTAGCCCCTAAATGTTGAACTTCGTGGAATGTTACATTCCATATACTTCCCATACCAGCAGCTTGAAAAATTTCTCTACGTGTAACTGGATCAATGTCTGTATCAGTCCATTCACGTATATCAGCTGCATCTTCAGGGGCAATATAAAGGTCTGTAAGTGTACGACCTACCCTTTTGAAACCTACTATCATTTTATTAATTAGCTCTTTCGATAAATACCCAGCCCCTGTAGCAGCTGGATTAATTTCATAAATAGGTGCAGGGCGCGAACCAAGTAACCCTTTACCAGAAAAAGAAGACGTAGCTGCGGGTAAAATAACACGCCAACCACATTCCTCCTCATAATCAGATAAACCTTTAGCAGCTTTCTCAGCAGCCCGTTGTGGTATATCAATTCTTGAATCCCTAGCATATGTAAGTTTCCAATCACCAGTAGCGTCTACAGAAAAAGTTGGTACAAATACCTCTTCACCAATACCTTCAATAAAATTCTGAGCAACATAACCTAAACCGGGTAATACCCATACTGGAATTTCAAAATCCTCAGCAACTGGATAACTGGCTTGTGCACCAGGCCCCAGGTTTTCTACCGAAAATAAATTTCTCATAATAGAATTAAGCTCAATCGATTGAAGAATTGGAGTAGTTAGAGCAGATGCAAAAGCTCTATATGCAGCGATACCCTCAGGGGTATTAATAGCAGCCGTAGCTTTAAAAAGATTCTTCATTTCCTTTGTATCCATATCCTAACTATCCTCCTTAAAATAGTTTTGGATGCGTTTTAATTTTCTACGCATTAATCCAAAATTCAATTACAATTATATTAACAATTTAATCCGTATAGGATAAAGTGTAGTATTATTAATATTAGCTTGGCATTGAGCAGCGCTAGCGCCATTCATTACCTTAGCAACAATATAACTTAAACTAAGCGGATCGTCTGTAGTTACCTTGGACGTACCGCCGTCATCTACATATAAACTGGTACCTGGCCTCATAATAGTAGTGCCAGGAGTAGCTACAGTATAATGAACCGTCTCCCAAATACCCAAATGGGCAACACCTACTGGAGCTTGGTTAGTACCATCAATATCACCATTTGAATCATAAGATGGTTGTGCAATTACATCCGAAGATCCAAGATCTCCAGGCATCATATAACCGGCTGGATGAACATTATGATACCCCATTTTAACTTTCTGCATTAAAAAACCAAAAGGTCTTTTCTCATCAACAGATAGTCCATCTGCTTTAGTTCCATAAATATTAACAACAGCATTTTGATTAGTAGCATCTTCATCTAGATAACATACAGCGCCAGCATAAGCTATTACACCACCAATTCCACCAGTCCCGCTAGTTGTAGCAAATTGGCAATATTGATTTTCTACAACCGGATGTCTAGGAATAAACATAATTATTTCCCTCCTTAAAATGTTTTTTAAAAGAATTACTTATTAACTTTACTGATATTTTCAGCCATCGCATTACCAAGTTCTTGGTATTTAGACAACAAATCTTTATTAGGCTGAACTTCCATATTTAACGCAGCAGCGACACTACGCATAGCATTATCAGTGTTAATAGCAGCAACATCTATATCATTATCATCAGTATTGTTATTATCACTACCTACAGAATTATCGGTGGACGTGTCACTATTATTATCATTACTATTATTATCATTACTATTATTATTAGACGCCTCTAATTCAGCAACAATAGCAGCACGTATAGCAATAAGTTCTTCTTTATAGGATAAAAAGTCATCATCGAGCATATCTCTAACTTTAGAAGCCTGATCTTCTATTTTAACAGCAGCTACTCCGGCTTGTTTTAATTCATCAAGCCTAACCTCTGTTAATTTATCTTTTTCCATCTCTTGAATTTTAGATTCTGCATCTTCAGCCCGCTGAAGTATGTCAGATTTCTCAGTCTCAAGGTCAGACTTCTCTTGCTCAAGTGTTGACTTCTCATTCTGTAATGTGGTAATACTAGCTTCAAGAGTTTGTATTTTTTCATTAAAACTTGTGATCTCTGATTGTCTATCTATAAGTTCTTGGTCTTTTGCCTCTAAAGACTCATTTAACTCGTTAATAGTATCAGTTGATCTTTGTAAAGCTGTTTCAGTCGCCTTGATCATTTCGGATTCTTCTTTGTCTTTGAAGATATCATCCACAATCTTTTTGACATCATTACTAAGTTGATCACCCATGAAGTTAAAACCTCCTCAATAATTTTTCGTACAAATATAAATTATATAACCAATCTCTTTTATAATCATAAATCATAACCATATCCTTTACCATACAAATAAAAATAAATATTAATTATTAAAAATTTGATTAGAAGACGAACTACTATATAAAGTGCTAGATGCTGCATCTCCCAAAAATACATAAACATCATAAGTGGCTGTCACATCGTTATTGGCTTGATGTAGCACTAAAGATGGCGTAGTAGTATCTTTCTCTACATAATATCTACCAGAGGCCACATTATTAGTTGGTGTTACCTGTACAACAGCGCTAGAAATCTTATAACCATGTATATCCATACCGCTGAGTATACTCGCAGTGGTATTACCTGATGCTACAGTCACACTAGTCCCAATTAAAAAAGGAACTCTTCTACCATTACCTAAATTTCTATAGACAACGGTTTTATTATCATCACCATTAATTCTAACAACTTTTGGTGTAAACCCTGTTGTTTTTAATGATTGTGGCATAAGCGGTTACCTCCCTTATTTATTTGTATTTAATAAAACTAATTCTAATTCAGATAACAAAGATTTTCTTTTATCTTTACTTACAAACTCGTCCATCTTTGCTTTAGCATAACTTTCTGACTCCCTTTCAGCCACTCTTCTTAAACAATTTGGATCAGTGACGTCCCTTGAAAAAGAAGTGCATTCTCTATCATATAAAGTACACCAATTTTCATGGAGAACTTTCACATCAGGTCCCTCATAAGTAGCATCTATAACCCTTCTCCTAAAATTCACACATATACCTACGCTCGTCTGTCTAAGAGTATCTACATCTGCATCTTCCTTGTCCTTATCCGTGACAACTTTAACGCCTTCGCCGTCTACTTTATTCATATCCTTATTGTCAGACATGTTACTATCTTTATTATTATGTATATCATCCATATTAATAACTATATCAGTATCACCATCAAGCTGTTTTTTAGCAGTTTCTAAAACTACCGACCTAGGATTTGCTGGGTTTTTAACAACACCACACCCAGAAAATAATAAAGATCTTAATACTCTACTAACACTACCAGAAGACAGTTCTTTACCATTTTTTATTACTTTAGCTAATTTTCCCATCCACGAATTTACAAATCCCAACGCCTCAGCTTCTTTTCTAGACATTATAATATTGTCTATTTTAACATCATAGTCCTGAAAATAGGTCTCCATTGATAACTTCCATTTACTATCAGATATTTCTTTAGCTAATTCTGGGAACCTACTTTTGTAAATAATTCCAGCTATAACAACATCAATGTCCATTTTATTCAATTCAGTCTCATCTAAAGACCCCAAGTCTTCTATACTCAACGTAGCGCCTTTTCTATTTATTAGAGCATTACTAAAAATGTGACCCACTATCTGGTCTTCCTTATGCTCTATATCAATTGCCTTATTATTTATACTAGGCACAGCTTTTATTAATTCAGAAGGCATAAAAAAGGCATGATTTAAATTTTCACCACTACTAACAAAAATACCACTGAAAAACATCAAATCAGTGGTCTTATTCTTTGGAAATTCCACAATAGAGGCAGCTGCCTTTCTTAAAGCATCTGTCTCCTCCACTATTTTTATATCAGCTTCAAGTGTAAATTTGTTGTCTTTCACTACACAACCCTCCCTATAAAAATTATCCTCTCTATATAATAGAGGTTAGATAATTACATTGTATTAAATTACTGTCTTAATAACTCCAACTCTTTCAAAAACAACTCAAAACTAGCCTTATCCATACCACGCACAGCCTCTGCCAGACTCGTATTGGCGGATTGTGGCTTAACGCCAGGCTGTTGGCTAGGCGATTTCTTTTTCACCTTAGTTTTGTCCTGTACATCAGTATTAGTTTGTTTCTTTTTAGCAGGTTTGCCTGGAGTACGACTAGTCTGAACTGGTTGTTTAGATTGTTGAAATGGACTACCAGTTATACCAAGTGTACCATCTAACACTGAAGGCAGTTCATTCCCCATATTATTAAATTCATTGTTATAGTCAAACCCAAGTTGCTCTAAAGCGGTCCTATAGGACAACATACGTCTATCTACAAGTTGTGCAATAGTACTCATATACAATATTATATCCCTTAAAATTGTATTATCCCACCTCACTTTAGGAAACCTGTCAAACCCAACAGCTGAAGCTATTTGTTGATACTCATTATATATCCATCTTGTTACTTGACGCCTAGCATAGTTAATTTCCTCTATTAAAGTCCTAACTAATAAACCAGACTCAGGAACACTTACATCAGTTACACCATCTATAAAAGCTCTAGAAAAAGCTAACGCCCCAGTTATATCTTCATTTACTTGTTGATACTTATCTTGTCCTAATATATCACCAATCTCTGGTGATATTATCTTTTCAACAGATAGTGTGTGATTCCAAACCACATCAAAACTCTTAGATGGTGTATCAAATATTTTTGCAACAGATTCTAACTGAGTTTGATCAGTTACTGGGTATTCGTCATTACCTACTGTTATTTTTAATATGGAATTTGTAATACCATCTAAAGTACTAAGATCTGCCTCTCTTAATGAGTTTTTATATTCCAAAGAATCAAAAGCTTTAGACCCTCTAGGCTTTGCATATCGCTCATATGGCATTTTACGATAATCTACAACTCCTACATATTGTGGGTCCAGTTTAATATTACCAGCAGTTATTTGTGATTTAAATTCTGATGGCAAACTTTTAACAACCATTTTTTCTTCATCTGTAAGTTCGGACTGTGGTTTATCAACCATCTTTTTCAACTCATCAGATGGTTCTAATGTAACAATAGTGTTATCAAAAAGTAAACTACCCTCTATAGTTATCAAAAGCGGATTCAAAACAGTATACGCAACGGGTAAATACCCCTTGGACCACACTTTCTTTTTAGCCGCCAAAGCTCTTTTTTTATCCAACCCTTTAGATGCATTATCTTCCCTCGTTTTCTGTATCTTTGCCTGTCTATCTATAACACTTTTAAGAATACCACGCTCTACTTTTTGACCAGGTATTGGAGACAAATAACTAATGCCTGGTTCATATTTACTAATAATTTTATAAGTCCTAACCATACCAATTCTAAAAAAATCAAAAAATATCCATTCCAATATCTGTTTAAAATTAACATCAAAACACCAAGTATCGTAGTATGCTTTTATTTTATCATCATCAATGTCATTTTCAAATCCCTTTGAGGCGAGGTTTGTCAAAATATCTATATGTGATCCATACACATCATTCTCAAAATAATATCTCATAGCCCGCTTAAAAACATTTCTTGGATCATCATCATACACTGATTTTTTGATAAGGTCTAAAACAGATCTATCCACTACATCTCTTCTTAAAGTAGCAGCTGATTCAAATGGTCTTGATCTTATCGCTTTATCATTTGGTAAAGATGCTAAAACCTTATTAGTTGGTTTTAAATAAAAGGAAGCTTTTCCACTATCTGAATCTACATCTATTTTACGTATACCAACGTCCGGATACTTAGTTTTTAATTCATCTGTTATTTTTCCTAAATCTACTGGATTCATTTATATATTCTCCTTATAAAATAATCAATCACTACACCTTATCAATCATTGTATTTACTACAGGAAGTCTGCCATTTTTAACAATATGAGCAACCTGAAATGCACCCTTTACACCAAAAATAATCCCAAAAATGGTTGCAAGGTGAGCACCACTGATAAGTCCATAAATACATAACACAACACTAACAGATATAGATAGCACTTTAACTGAAATTAACTGAACAAAAAATTTCTGAAGCCATAAATCCCAAAATTCCCAACTAATTATAGAACCATTCATAATAAAACACTCCTTTACAAATTATTTTTTATGTAACAAAGCTTTATTACTAACAAAGGATCCAACTGAGGATGAAGTACTATTAATAAAGCTAGAAGGCTGTACAAACATAGACCCCGGACTATGTGACCTGACAAGACCGTTGTCTGATAAAACAACTATTTCTTCCTTTACCTGCCTACTAAATTCCCTAACACCCCAGGCAGCCAGTATTAAAGCCGAATATAAGTCCTTATTTTGACCTTTCTTAGGAGTATCAAAATGTCTTACACCCCTAGATGTCTCTGTGACTACAATATTCAACATTTGAGATTTCAAAAGCCTGATCTCTTCATATAACTTTTCCTCCACATTAGACCCTTGATTTAATACTTCAGGAAATCTAAGGTGTTCATTTTCTATTAAAGCCAATGTATCAAAATTAGCATCGGAAATCCACGAAGGTGACGGATTTACCAATTGTAATATACGTTTACCGTCCTTTCCCCTTGAATTTTCATCATCTATATCTAAAATAGGAATATGTCCATTATACCCCTCTTGTAATAGATCTCGTATAGGCTTACCACCGCCTTGAGAATCCATAAAAATACCCTTAACATTAAATTTATCTGTTAGCTCTTGTATATATACAGTCATTTCCTGTGTAGTCTTTTTCTTAATACCTCTAACAAACACTATTCTATTCAAATTACCAATTTCTATAATAACTAAGCCACAAGAAGCTGACCCACCCTGACTTGGATCAACCCCTAATACATACTCTTTACCCTTTTCACCATTTAAACGTATACCAAAATTACTACCATTAGTACAATTTTCAAGCAACGAAGCTTTAAAAAATCCATCACTATCACTAATCATAAATGCCTCGTATTCCATCATAAACTCAATAGACGACATAGTCCTTTTAGCTTCTTTTATATTCTCACCATCTAAAAACCCTTTGGGAGCCATTTGGTAAGGTACTTGATAAACAGCGTATTTAGTATTTTTTTCCTCCTCTACAATCGCCCGCCAATAAGCCTTCATTCTTTTCCACATATGGTTAAATTTAAAATATCCAGAGGAGGACATTATCATTTTATTTGCAGCTTGATCAATTACATCTTCCTTAGAAGCTAATCCCTTACTTATCAATCTTTCCATCTCTTCAACATACCTCGCCTTTTCCATAGGTTCCAGCACAACAGATGCCATTGGGCGCAAAACCAAATCTATGATAGCTGGGGGAACCTGAGCTAATTCATCAATTTCTATTAAATAAAAACGTGATCCTCTAATTTTAGCCCCATCTATTCCTAACGGCAAAGCTTCTATATGACTACCATTAGAACTATTTGTCCCCTTAAACTTTAAATAACAAGTATCTGATCCACGTACCGGTCTTTTTTCACAAGCCTCCCTTAAAATAGACGACCTTGTATATAATTTTTCTACTTCAGAAAAAACCATCTTTGAGTTGTGGTTTATAAAACCACCAGCAAAATAACAATGCTCATTCATTACTTCTATATCAATAGTTTTAGCCTGGTGTGGGGTAAATTTCACAGGCTTTACAAATACCAAGTCTAAATCAATAATTCTTTTGAGTTTATAATACTCTTCTGTTACCACACCATGTTTTTTAGCGAAATTAACTAATTCCTTTATCATATACACACAATAATTAGATCTTCTACCATACTTCTTTTTAGCAAAATATTTTTCTAAAAAATCATCGCTAGATATTCGTTTACATGATTGTGCTAAAGACACAACCGCTTCGTATGAGTTTGGTATAGTATTATTAAAATTGATTACCCTACATCCATTTAAATATTCTTTTAATTTCGATTTCTTTCTATACAATTTAAATCCAATGTATTTATCAAAGTTCTTCAAATTATCTGGTCCATTAATACGAACCCCATAACATGTTGACCATTTGGATTGGCCACCCCCACTATAAAAAAATGGCCCTGTTTTTTTTTCTTTTTTCCTAAAAGTTGATAAAATACCAAAATTCAACAACATAGCTTGAACTTCTTTTCCAAGTCTCTTGCTAGTGGTGGACAATTCTACAGCAGCCGACGTGTATCTCTTACCAATAATAACATGGCAACTACCATCTGTATCAAAAAGACCATTTAAAAAACTAGATACACATTCCATATTTGACTTTTTTATACTATCTAACATATACTTGTCCTTAGCCGTAGTATCCGACATTCCCAAATATTTAAGAAATTGCCATAACATAACGCTATACGTTTCTATTTTAAAACAATTATTTATTTTATCAACCCTTGCCTCAAGATTAAATTTATTCCTCAAAATACTTAAATATATATCTTTCAATTCTACATCCGCAGTTGCAAATCCAATTCCCCAAGTTGTTTTATTTTTATTAGATATAAAACCGTCCCCACATAAAAGTCCTAAAAAATAAGCTAACTCCTTATCCATAGTTATTGGAATATTAATTTCTTTTGTATATCCATTCTTACTTTTTTCATTCTTTCTAAACTTAAAACCACTAATATCTAAATTATTACCAAACAATTTAAAACCTTTTTTTATAGATATGTTATCATTATTATTTATATCCTTAAGATTTTTATATATCAAATTCAATCCACTATCTAATACAAGAATTCTATGGTCTAATAAACCACCTATCTTAAATCCTTTAGTGGTTTCAATTATTAACCCCTTCTGCTCATTATTAAGCCATTTATTTAATATATAATTAGAATTTTCTAAAGACTGTATTTTTGTATCTTCCATTATAGAATTATAAAACTCTACCGGAGAACTTACCATACCATTATTAGTAAATATAGGTAAACAATCCAAATCATTAAAAAAACATTGTCTAAAACTAGGACCAATAAGACCTACCCTGTATCCTGGAAATAACAAAGCATGTAAAACAGCATTAACTGCTAACATAAACGTCTTTCCTAATCCACGCCCCATTACTATTAAAACAAAATTTTTAAACCACATATCCCTCAGAATAACTCTTTGAATAGGAGCCAAATCAACTTTCAATAAATCATATGATGCTAATACTGGATCATTTCTATACAACTCTATCATTTCAGTGCCTTGATCCATTATAACATCTATATTATCATGTAACTCTATACTCACCTATTTATTTCCCCCCCCAACAAGGTTTATTCATCTGTATCAACTACGCTCACATCTTGATCATTTTTGTTACCAATCAATAATTCAGATTTAAGTATTTCCTCTTCCTCCTCTTTAAATTCAATAACCTTGCTAAATATCTTTCTTTTCTTATCCATATCATAGGCTACTGCTAAATCTACTATTGAAAATCCACTAAACTTTTTAGGATCTATTCTATCCTTTCTGCGAGCAGCTAAACTCTCTTTTAACTTCTCTGTTTGCTTCCTTAACTTTTCTATTGATGCGGAAGCATCTAACAATTTATCTGTATTTGTATCCTTACTATGTTTTAACAATCTTGTTTCCAATACTTTATTTAGAGCTATACTCATTAAGTCATCCATGTCATTAGCAGTGAGATTATCCTCATCAAAATCCTTCAAATATACATTGATCAAACCCTCATACATTTTAACCTCATCTTTCTCAAATATATCAGAAATTGGCATTACCTCTTCCATAAGTTCTCTAAACTTTGTATTTTTAGGCCTACCTCTACCTCTTTTTAACGTCATAGATTCCTCCAACAAGATTATAGCTTAATTATATAATTAAATTATATAATTCTTCTAATTCTTCGGTAAGTCCTTTTTCTATTAACTCTTCTTTTAACAGAATAAGGAATTCTGGCGTGGTGTTGTGACTAAAATTGTTTATTTCAAAACCATATTGTAACTCTAACTGATCAATAAAAAACAACCTTTTTTCTGTTAAAACATCTTCTGTTTTATCTAGGTTGTTCTCATTGTCTACTATCCATTTACATGCTTTATCAGGAAACTCCTTATATTCATATTGTAAACTTTTAGATAACGGATCTTTCTCACGAAAATATTTACTAAGTGATTTAGATATCTTATTTTTTGTTTCCTCTGAATGTGACGTACCTACACGACTTTTCCTTATTTTATTTTTAGTCTCTATAGTAACCCTAAACCCAGTAGGTCTCCCAGGGTGTTTATCCATATCCATATTATTATTAATATACTTATTATTATCTTCACTATTAGTATCATCTATAATTTTCAATTTCTACCACACCTCACATTTTTACATCATTAATAGAGCACTTTATAATCCTATCATCTCCAAAAATCTTAATACTAACAAACAACGTGTCACCACTAATACCAACCAGTACGGCTTTCATACCACTAAAAGCTGTGTTTATTAATTCGACACTTTTACCAACCTCAACTATATTATCAGGAACAACATCTTCATATCTCAATCTATTTATTTTTTTAATCCTATTGATCTCATCAATAGGGCATTTTCCTATATATGATGATATCCACGTACAATTATCTAGTTTGGATAATAATTCGATACTATATTTATATTTAATAAATAAATAGTTAGAATATAAAGGAACCTCCCTCGTCTTTATACCGGACTTAGTATTATACTCCTGATATACTATTGGATACAATATTTCTTCTATTTCTGATAAATATTCTAAAAATCTTAATATCTTTTTATATTTTTGTGGGTTTATTGTCCACACATACCAACAGGATTTAGTCATCATCTAATAACTCCACTAAAGAACTTTTTTTACAATTACTACAAATAATCATAACTGTATTTTTTGGAGCCATAAACACATGCCCACATTCACAACATCTAAATAAACACTGTCTTCCTACACGTCTTGGTTTAGAAAAAGTAAACGGTAAATTTTTATAATCATCAGCAAATTTTGATTCCCTATGTATCTGGTCTCTTAACTTTTTTTCACCACCATCTGGCAACCATCTACGTTTAGTATTACCTGGACTAAGTTCCCCCATTTATCTACCGTCCTCTCTACTCAATTCTATAAACCCTAAACCATCCCTACGTAAAAAATCCACTTTTATAAAACGTTTAGAAGCTATATAATCAGACATATACATACAAAGTTCTTCCTGTGTATATTCACGTAGAGGTTTTTTCACAGATTCTAAAGTCCATGGTCCATAATGGTGAAATACTGACCAATATATAATATTAGCAGCCTCCTTATCCAACTTATCTTTAAAATCACTGTTATATACATCAGCAATTAATTGTGCTGCTAATTGTGGGTGATTTCTCACAGTATGCCCAGTAGACTCAAACCCCTGTTTAACTAAATCATGTAATAACACAGCTGATAATACCAAATCTCTATTATACTCGCAATCTAAACCTCTACTCAACTCATAAGCCACAGCAAAAACCTTTCTCTCATGTAATATTGTACCATCACCACTGAGTTCATCAATAGGATGATACTTACCAGAAGACGAACTAGGACAATCCCAAAATACATAATCCGGAGCCTTACCTATAACTGCTTTGGTAAAATCCCTTACATCCGCCCTCGCTATTAAAGACAACTCAGCTTTAAACAAATCCAATCTTTCCTTTAATTCCATTACGTTCCCCTTTCTATTAACGTGTAGGCAAATTAACGTTATCTACACTCAGTCTAATTTTCCTCACAGCAATACTAGGATTTTGAGCATTATACCCTAGTTGACCAGTAGTAACCCTACCATATGCCCTAGGATATTGGTCATAATCCATAAATCTCAGTCTATCGTCTCTAGAAAGCGTAGCACCTTCACGATATCTTATAAACCTAGATCCTATATCACTCATTGGAATAGCCATTGACATCACCCCCATTAAATTTAAAACAACACTACTAATTAATACTTTTTATCCTTTCTTTAAAACTACTAAATTCATCAGCGAATTTCTCTTTGTTATCATCTATAATGTCTTGATTTGCAGACATCCAACTCATTAAACTCATTACAAAATCAGGAACATTGTCACCCTTCCATTCATACGACACCCTCATATATTCGTCTTCACTTACTTTTACACCAATACTTGCGTATCTATAATCCTGACTCTTATAAATATCAGCTCCAACAATATCATCTGGTACAATACTAATAGTTAAATTTTTATCTTTTTTACTACTTGCCATGCACTGTTACCCCCTTTTTTATGGACATGTTATGTAAAAATAAAATAGCCTTAGCTACATGTTTACTAGACTCTTTTAATTTATCCAAATCACTGTTATTATCAATGTCAATATCAAAATGCTTATAATTATCTAACCCAATTTCTGATATATGTTCACTATTATGAATACCATCAACTTTTCTATTAATACGGATAAGAAAACCTCCTTCTTTTTTAATATACTCAGCCTCATTAATATGACGCACATCTGGTATTATAACATCTTCATAACCGTCAACTTTAGAAAGTACTAAACTTGTGTTTAACTTCCTAACCCAAAAATCACAATCAAGACTTCTATAAAACTCGCCAAATGATTGCATAATTTCACGTGGAGTCCAAAAAACCGAATACTCAGGATCTCCACCCATAGTATACTTCATAAAACGAGTATCTTCTACTTCCTTTTTATTTCCATACATCTGGTCATAATCTAAACCAAAATGCTCTTTACACATACTTTTTAGATCATCTGCAAAACACTTCTTAATAAACTTTTTGTTGTATTCAGTATCGAATACATTCATCAGGAAATCAGCCATTTGATCTTTTCCAGACCCAGCTTTTCCAGAAATACCTATCAACATACCCAAACCTCCTATATACTAACCAATCCTTACCTACCAGAAATATTTTTTAGGTTTTTACTTACTATTTTTAGATCATTAATTACCTTGCCAAACTCCGTATTAATTTTTTTAAAGCCGTCGCCAACCTTATGTGATTCTGTGTAAAGAACATCATTAGTACTTTTTCTTTGTATCGGTATTAATTTTATAAGATATTCTTTACACCCAACACACTCAGATTCATTCTTATAAAGCCCCTTTATTTCACCATCATCATAAAAATCTACGAAATATTTAAGTATCATTAATTACCTCTTATTAAATTTCAGCATCCCATAATTTATTTTGTACTTTAATATCTAATGTCTTAATATCTGACCTAAGAGACTTAATTTCGTTATGTAACCTCTCTAAAATAGTATTATTAACATCTGGTTTAAAAAGATTAATAAATCTATAATAATATCCTAATTTATCACTCATTGTATCTTTAACCACCATTGTTTTTCCCAAACCTATAGTAGAATCATTTAATTCAATAGATAAATCATCCTTAGCTTTGTCTATTAAAAATATAAACTGCTGATATTTAGTGTATAACTTATCAAGATCATCAAGTTTACCTGATAACACCAACAAGTTTTTATTAGTTTTATCCTCATTATCATTATTTACTGAACTAACTAATAAATTTTCTATAATATTGCATAAATCCTGTATAGATTTGTATACATAATCTTTTTCTATAAAGGCCTCTGACAACAACATACTACTCCTCCTCTTCTACGACAACCTCCTGTGCTTGAATACCTTTATCAGTATCTACTAACACAAAAGAAACCTTTTGACCAGGTTTTAGTGTTTTATACCCAGACATGTTTATATAACTGTAATGAACAAAATATTCAGAATCATCATCCTCCTCCTGAACCAAAAATCCATATCCTCGCTCAGCGTTAAACCACTTCACCATACCATCAACTCTTTCTTCCGACATAATAAAAAAATCCTCCCTTATATATATAAATTTTTTATGTAATTGAGCGGGACTATCTCATAATCATGTAAATCATCTTTTAACTTCAACTGCTTGTTATTTCTACCCTCCACATATCCACAATGCACCCATCCCGAAGGAAAAAATTCTGCTATAAGTTCTCGATACTCACAATTATTATGAATCCACTCCAATAAATCTATTAAACTAACACCATCTTTCAAAGGCTCTATATCAACCGCACACCCAAAACAATGTAACGACCTATCTGAACCTTTGATAGCTGTGTTTAATTTCTTACTTCTATATCCAGACGTAATTCTTATACCACCTAATACATCTCTAACAGGCTGTAAAATATTTACAGCTAATTTTTCTATATTAATCCAATGATAATCTGTAGGTATATTACTAATTCCTAATCTCAATGCTGTAGAAGACTTAACAAATTCACGATATTTAAAATTTGGTGCTCCAGGTATTTTACTATTTAAATCTCTCATAATTTATTTATCTCCCACAAAAATTTAAATCCTTACTTAAATATATTATAGAATATTTTTTTGATTTTGCTAGATAATTATTTTTATAACATAGAAGCTACTAAACAACCATGTGCCACACAAGTCATTGGATCCTTGGCTCTACGTACCTCTGTGACCTTAAAAGGTAACTGCTTTGAACTCAATTCATTGTTAAATTTTTCTACAAAATTATCAACTAATGTTAAACCTCCAGATAATATAACAGGTAACTTCTTTAAATGAGGTAATTTCTTACCCTCTAATTCGTATATAATATTATCTAACGCATAATTAATTAATATACCATAATATACACTTATGGCTTCTTGAATTTTCCCATGTGGTTCTAAAATATTTATATTACCCTGCTCCTTTTCTATTTGAACCATTGAAGCATTCATATCTATAGCCTTGGCTACAGATTCATCTATCCAATCACCGCCTTTTGTTAGTGAAAACTGTACTATAGGATCGCCTTCAAACACTATAGCAGTATTGATCATCCCGGCACCGCAATTATGGATAGTCAAAAACGGCCCAGAAAGCGAATGATCATCCTTCACATTTAAATCGTACACAACACCCTCGTAATGATCATACTCTATCTTTTGTACACGAGTACAACAAAAATCACCATTAATAAATAATTTTTCAGTATATGTACTATTATCACAACTCAGATTATTTATTATATCAGCCAGGGAACTAAACAACTCTTTTTTCCCACTATTAACCTCCCACTCATCTTTTTTACCCTCAATACATCTACCATCCTCCAAAACATGTGATCTTGGAGATCTAAACGTGACACTTGCAGCTATACCAATACGTGAAAACAGTTGTTTACACAACCACACTAGTTTTGTGGAAGTATTATAGAAAGTTATTGATCCATTAGATATACTACCATCTGATCTAATTAACCCAGCTAATAAATTAATACAATCTGATTTATCAATCCTATTAATATTCCATGGATAAGTTTTTTCATCACCATAATAACAGTGGTTTCTGAACCAACTAGCAACTCCCTTACTATAACATTTAACTCTAGAACACCCATCACCATGATCAACTATAGTGCATTCCTTCTCAAAATTTTTATACAGTATATTAACCACATCATTAATATTAGACAACTCGTTCTTACCAAAATCAAATTGAATACCAGAATCCCGCTCACAAATACTACCATCACCTAAAAAATAACCAATTAATCTTTGAACATCACTGCTAACATGTACTTGTTTTTTATTATAAACAGTAGACGATGTAACTCTTTCACAAATAGTCATAGTAGGTTTTCTAGATTGTCTATCTTGTTTAACTATAGGCTCACCTACTATATCACCCACTTTTAAACCTTCACAACCCACCCATATCCACGAACCATTCCTATTAACTAATAATTCATGATCATCAACAAATTTGTAATACTCAGTACTGTTCTTATAACCTTGTAATTGAATTTTAGTACACATACCATTGAAGTGTTTAGTTACTATCATACTAATATCTTCAAATCTACCTCTATGGGTTAAAACCTTATCATCCTCCGATACATCTTCAATATTAACTATACCTTTATCTGTATATATTTTTGTACCAGGCACTAAACAACTAATCGCAGCCCCGGTTAAACCATCGTCCAACAATTCTGAAAAAGCTACTGCAAACCCCTCATTCATTGGCGTAGGATCAAAACCCATTTCCCTTAGATATGATTTAACCATTTCTGTATGATAAAAAATATCAAACGTACCATCTGCCGGGTCCGCAGGCACAGAAAACACTAATTTATCATTACCATTTCCCTCACCAACTAAACTATTAATTATAAGCTTTATCATCGGTAAGGAATCTTTTTCTTTAGCAGATAAAATACCCTTACTCATTGGACGCCTAGCATTAAGGTTTCTTTCATTAGCCATTAATAATGCATCTTCTCCTACTACTATAAACCCCTCATTATCTATAATAAAATTAGCCTTTCTACTTTCTAATGACGTTTGTATACTTCTTTTATTTATCTCAGATTTGGGTACCATCTTAAAAAAAGCATCTCTTTGTCTTTTATACACTACTTTTCCATCATCACCAACAGATGCTGCCACTAACATATTAGTTCCTATATCCAAACCTACACCTTTACTCTCTTCCATATAACTTACCCCCTTACTTACTATTTCTTGCCTAATAAACGTCTTACTTTATCTAAATCAACCCTAACATCTTTAATATCAACAGACTCTGAAGCATCTTCCTCTATTTCAATATGAGAATCTAAATCAGATGGTGTTTTTTCTAATGGATCTATAAAAACACGATCCTGGATTTCAGGTCTACCTTTATCATCATCTTTAGATAGTGATAAGCCAGATTTAGATAACTTATTATCTATTTCATTAAGTTTTTTTATAAAAACACTCATATTAAGAGCATGATCTTCTAATAATTTATTTATAACTTTTTCCTTTTCATCTATTTTCGAAGTTATTTCTTTATTATTCTCAATATCTACATTTTGTGTTTTTAGTATTTTTAACTCATTATCTTTTTCCTCTAAAGTTTTATCTATTAACCACAGTCGTTTTTTAGTGTGGTCTAATTCCGTATTCAAATTTGTTATTTCGCCTTTATGCCTATTACGCTCTTGTGCAATTGTAAACTCAACTGCCTCATCTATTTTCTTTTTGACTTCATCAAGTGGTAAAAACTGATCTTTTTCATCGATAGCACCCTCTTCAGTCTTTGATTCATGTATAGCTAATAATTTTTTTAATTCTTCCTCATTTAATTGTGGTAATTTGATAACAGCATCACCACTTAAACTATTTTGCTTTTTTTGCATGTCTCTAGGACCGCCGCCACCCCATTGCTTACCACTTAACTTTTTATTATACGGAATTTTTTTGTTACCCACTTATTTTTCCTCGTTTAATGATCTATTTGTAAAAACTTCGTCTATAATGCCGTATTTTTTAGCTTCTTCAGCCGACATATAATAATCTCTAGACAAGTCTGACTTAAGTTTTGTAACACTTTTTTTAACGATTTTACTTAACTCTTTCAACATAATTTCATTAGACCTCTCAAACTCTTTTACCTGTACACGCATATCTTGGATATTACCTTCAGTGCCAGCAGATACTTGGTGAAGCATAACTCTAGCGTTGGCTAATGCGTATCTTTTTCCTATAGTACCAGCTGATAAAATAAAAGCAGCAGCACTAGCAGCTTGTCCAACACATACAGTAGATATATTTGGTTTTATATATCTCATGGTATCATAAATAGCTAAGCATGAGGATATCATACCACCAGGGCTATTTACATAAATAGTAATATCTTTATTCGCATTATCTGCTTCTAGAAATAACAACTGAGCTACTACTGAATTTGATAACTCTTGATCAAAATTTTTGCCTATAAAAACAATCCTATCCTTTAACAATCTAGAATATAGATCGTAAACCCTTTCCTTAGACGTCCCAGCATTTTCAACAACATACGGTATCATAATATCTCCTCTCCTTTTCAGTGAAAAATTCTTTGATAAAGTGAATATTTAAAGTTTTTTGCGACGAAGTCGCGTTATTAATATATTCTAATAAATAAGTATTCTAATAGTATACATCGATCATAATGGCCATGAAACTAGTTTTGTGCGGCCATAATGGCTTTATTGTGGCCATAATGGCTATATAACTTTTCAATGTTACTACTATAATAATCTTTTCTATTGAATAAAATTTCGAATAAAATTTTACTATTTTCTATTTTTTCTATAAATAAGTTTGGTCTATTTATATTTGTTATTATAAAATCTCTCAACACACTATCTAAACAATATAAACTTATGTTTTTTATTTTTGGAATACTCCATTGATTTGTTATAGCATCTCGTTGTTCTTCTATTTCTTTTTTTACTAACTCATTATATCTACTTACTAAATAATAAAATAAATATAAATTATCATTTCCTTCAGATCTAAACCCGATTAAATATTTATTATTCCTGGCATTATTTTTTACTTTTATAATAGCACCAAGTCTGTCTAATTTTTTTAAAGATCTTGTACATGTAGATGGTGTTATGTTTCCAATTTTTTCCATTAATGTTTGTTGTTTTATATTAGCTATTAATAATCCTTTTGCATATGAATTCGTACCACTAACTAAAAAACTTTTCCATAAAGTTTGTAAAACGATTTTATCGTTATTTGTTAATACCCATTTGTAATAACTTGTGTTTATTAATTTACCAGATAATCTTAAAAAACTTCTGTCCTCAATAAAATCCATTCTATTTTCCTTTTCTGGTCCTTTTATATATATTACGTACTTATTTTATTTTATGTCTAAATATACTGATATCAGAATCACTACTTTTCTTTTTATAATGATTACATTCTAAAGTGACGTCAGCATTTATATCCATATCCATTAACAAACAAAAATTGATTTCTAGACTACCGGACTCATCATCAAAACTTTCTAATACCTTATCCCCATCTTCATCTACATAAGACTCTGGATCTGAGGGGATAAATACACGTCTAAACCTCCATTTACAATCTTTACACAACCCTTCTTCTACAGGTAACTGTATGTCTTCTGAGTTCATAGTTTATTTCCTTTGTTTTAGAGATCTGTTTACGGTTTCATCGTCTTTATATCCTTCAATATCACCTGATTTTTTCAATCTTTTTATTTCAGCATTTATGGAATCTGATGACCTTATGGAGAATTTTTTTGCAAAAATCTCTTTTAGTTCTTGTATTGTTGATGTTCTATAATTTTTTATTAAATATTTCTTTTCTTCTCTACTCCACGAGCTTCTATTCATAACCCCTCCTTTGTTGGCCATATATAATTTAACCCTGGCTTTACGTTCCATCCATACTTGCCGTAAAACTCAGGGTCTTTTTCTAATAATTTAGATTTATGTGAATTATGAAAATCTTCATTGCCTAACCAATTAGGGCATATTATTTCTAATATATTTACAGGCTCTTTTTGAATGGTATTTCTAAATCCCCTAACTTCCCACTCATTTATAATTATATTTAAATAAAATCTTAAACAGTTTTCATACCCTGCCCACATCTTTACCGCTGGGTGGTTAGACCATGATATTTTTCCATATTTATTTAGTTTAGCATGTCCTGTTAGTATATTTAATATAGTTTTAGCTTCTACTCGTTGTTTACCTAGACGCCTATTATCTAAACATTTTGCCGTTTGTATAAAACTTTTGTAAGGTAAAAATGTTTGCATCTACCTACCCTTTTCATCCTCTATATATTTTTCTAATAGAGATGTTACTGCATATTCCAATAATAATTGATGTTCTTCCTTACTAATTTCTAATTCTACCTCTACAGATCCATCCTCTCTATCATCTTCTGACATATTTAATACTTTCATAATTATCTACACCCCTCCAATCTTGCTTTAACTCTTTTAATAGCATCTTTTATCTCTTGATACTCTTCTCTAAGGTCGATATCATTTTGGTTTTGTTCAAGTAACTTTTTATACAAAAATTTACGTTGTACTAATTCATCATATAAACGAATATCAGCATTTTTATTTATATTTTGTTGTAATTGATTAATTGTTTTGACCGTTTGTTCTTGCATATCTTTTGCGTCAACTATAGTTTGATATCTATCCTCAACTGCCCATATAACAAGTACTAAACTAATTATAATACCGACTATTTTTAAACCACTTGGTATATTCATTCATCACCTCCTCCTATTTGTAATATATTTTTCTCCGGGAAGAAGAATCGAACTTCTCGTTTACTGGTTCAAAGCCAGTCGTTCTACCATTGAACTATCCCGGAATTTTAAATGTAGACGATGACCGGATTCGAACCGATGTACCTAGTTTTGCAAACTAGTGCCTTTACCACTCGGCCACATCGTCAATTCGGGAGTAACGGGATTCGAACCCGTGTTCTTCTGCGTGACGGGCAGATGTCCTTGACCAGACTAGACCATACCCCCATATATGGAGCGGGTGTGCGGAATCAAACCACTCTTCCAGATTGGAGTCTGGCGTGCTATCATTACACTAAACCCGCATGAGCAGGTAGGGGGAATCGAACCCCCGTCAATAGGTTGGAAGCCTACCACATTACCACTATGTTATACCTGCGTTTATATAAGTGCCTGGGGGGAATTGAACCCCCGTATACGGGTTTAGAATCCGTCGCACTAAGCCACTGTGCTACAGGCACGTTAAAATTTATAATAATTCAAGGTTTCTAAAAATTTTACTATTACCTAATGTAGCTATAGCTGTTACTTGATTTCCCATATCAGGCTCTCTAAATCTAACGTATTTTATACCTTTAAAACTCAACTTATCTATCCAATGAAGTAATTCTCTTTCATTCTTAACCCCTAGATATATCAACGTCCTATTTTGCCATCGCTGGTCATGTAATAACCATTCAGCTACTGCATGCCCAGCTTGTACAGCTATATATGATGACGTTGGTAAATCTTTACGTACTAATACATAAAGTCTTTTGGTCATCGGAGTACTTCTCTTTGATCTCTTTAATTCTATCTTCATTAGGTAAATTATCATATCTGGGTATTTCAATTTGATACCTTTTCCTACCTCTTAATTCCGAATAAGATATGTGGTAATGTCTATATTCATAAGACATTTTATACAAATTCCACATTAAACTATTATCACTATTTAGCCTTTGATTTTCTTTATGAATTCTTCTGGTCTCTTTAATTTCTACAGATTTTGTGATCAACCAGTGTTTGAGGTCGTTCAATTTTGTTCTCATAATCTTATCTCCTTATTATTTATTTTAGAACTTGTGTTAGAAATAAGATTAGGAGGACTTCTTGCACCCTACCCATAATCTATTTGTTTTACCTATGTCATATTATACTCCTTATGAGCAGACGATGGGTTTCGAACCCACTACCTTCAAGTTGGCAACCTGACGCTCTACCGATTGAGCTACGCCTGCTTAATAAACACCTAATTCTTTTAATACTATATCTAGTCCCAATTTTTTAAGTTTTAATCTAAGAAATTCAGCAATAGTTGGTTGAAACGGTTTTACAGATAAGTACATATTAGCCTCGGATGGTAACCTGTTATTCTTTTTAGAATTACACTCAGTACATGCAGCTACACAATTTTCAAAATTGGTTTTGCCACCTCTTGATATAGGCACAATATGGTCTATTGTTAAAAATTTACTTTTTTTATCACAGTAAGCACATTTAAATCCATCTCTTATTATGACATTCCTTTTACTAAAAGGTACTTGATTTCTATAAATAACCCTAATTATATTAATAAGTTTCATAACCGATGGTACTTTTATAGTTATGGTTTTTTCAAAATTATGGACTACTTTATCTGTATATTTTATTACTTCAGTTTTACCCTTAACCATTAAAATTATAGCTTTTTTCCAGTTCACTACATTTAAAAATGTGTAATCAGCATTTAGTATAATACAGTTATCCATGATTTATCTCCTTTAGTAAAATTGTTGGTGTATGTTTTGTTTTATCTACTAATCTACTTCTAATCTACTTCATCTACTTCGTCCATTTCATCATCATCTACATCTTCCATCGTAGCTGTAGAGATGTCATCATCATCTACATCTCCCATCATAGCTGTAGAGATGTCATCATTTACAAATGATATATAGTCATCAAAATACTCTTCTGGTATTACTTCACGTAAATAATTTAATAGTATACTATTATATCTCATGATATACCACCTTTGTTTAGGGAGGTCGATAGCTGGTATTATTAAGTTGTTCAAACTTAAATATCTAATCAAAAATTAAATAGGTTTTTTATAATTTAGACAATTATTACAAAGTGCCAATATAATTAACAAGTACGAAAATGGGCTATCTGTACTAAGATTGTTATTTCAAGTAACAAAACCTTTTATTCTTTTTCTCTTAAAAAGTTATAAAAAGAGTAGCTATCCACCCCTCCCTTTGTATTATTGTACTTCACCTAATACATTCTCGTTCCACACATAATCTTTTAAAACAGTTGTTGTATTAATTGTTTTTATGGCGTCATCTAGTTTTCTTATTTCTAAAGATACCTTATTAACTAACTTATCCAACTCTTTTACATCATATACAGGCTTTTCAACCACATCATCCTTGGTTTCACCCCATCTACGTATTCTTTCCGAAGAATTCCTATCACGTAATGCTACTAATTCATTATGTCTAGTTTTCAATGTTTTCATCCAAGCCAGTCCTTGACTTATTGTTAATTGACTCATATTGTCCCCTCCCAATTTATTTTCTTTTTTACTACACCATGCTAAGGCAAATTCCTCAGCTTTATATATAGTCTTATTCATACCATCTTCACTATTAGCGAATAAAAAGGCATCTATATACTCCCCAAGTCTACATCCATGATCGTTATTAACCCACCACTCTGCAAATTCCTCAGCTTTATATATAGTCTTATTCATACCATCTTCTCTATATGCAAACCTATACGCATGTTTGTATTCTTCTAAATTTTTGTTACTCATTTTTAATCCCTTTTTAAAACAGTGTTTATATATATTATAGAATATTTTTTTATTTTTGCTAGATAATTATTTATTATTTATCATTTTCCTCTTCTTGTTTATTACCTTTTTGAAGGAAGGTTATAGCATCAAATTTACCAATATAATGAGCCCTATATATTAAAATTCTACTCATCATTTCAGCTTCCCACATATCTGGACCAGTAGTAGACATAGCTGAATTACACTCTAGATTACTAAATGGACGCCTATGCTCTGTTGCAGTATAATAATGGTGGTTAAAAAAAGAATGACATACCCTATCAGCAGCTTGGAATAGATCATCCTCATCCATAACAATCGCCAACATTGAAAACTCATGAAATATATGTTTATATATATCTTTATATTTTTCCACTATACGGCTTCCATCTTTCCATAGCCCGTTATATTTGAATTTAATGTTATATTTATTGAAAAATTCTTCTACTTCCTTTTTATATTTTAATGAACACCTTATTGTACTAAAACTACCCTCATAAAACAAGTGCCAATAATTATCCTTGTTTAACACTGTACCATACAACACAAGTATTGTTCTCCAGGCTTTTTCCATATTTTCATTAAAATCCAACAAATCATATTCAATAATATCATTTAACTCTTTTGTACCAACATTGAAACGTGTGTATTTAATGAAATTTTTGAACATTTTAGTAATTCCACCAACCATTATTTTTGCCTACCTTTCACTATAAATTTTTCTAATAATATACAGGCCTCTATTTCGTTATTAACCCATGATTGTACTGCTGCTCTTACAAACGGGTGATTACATTGAAAATCTTCTGTTGGATCTCCGCTAAAGATACCTATTACTGTTTTTTCTGGCGCATCGAAAAACCAGGCTAACTCAAAAAGTGTTCCTATTAAAGGCCTACTGAGTGAAAAAATATTCATATTAATAAAACCAATATTAGATATCCTCACTAGGTTTCTATCCATATGTGGCAACAATTCAATACCTTTCTCTTTTAAAGCGGTGTCAGAAAATTTCATCTCGTCTTTATTACTACTTTTAAGTATGTCATTATCAAACTTATTACTACATGGATTTATTATATTAACACGTTTATTGTACCAAAAATAATCTTCTACAGCCTTCCTCCAACTATATGTTAAAGGATTAGCTGTAACTTGTCCTAGTAAATATAAAGTATACATAATTATTTAGTACCTCTTTAACCTTTTTGGCGGTGGTGCTGGTGATACAATTGACGGTTTTTTTGGTAAAAACTCTTTATTAACAAAAAACCTGTTAGCTTCCTCAATGGTAGGAGCACATTTCTTACATAGGAAATATTCCCTGCCTTTATTGCCTATCCATGGTCCAGTTACTTTTTTCCACATTGTTTCCCGTATAAAATCTTTTCCACACTTTGAGCATTGCTTCCAACTGAAGATTGGATAATAAGTATAAACATCTTCATAAATTTCTTCGTGTTCTCTTTCCATTTACCTTTTCCCTTTCCTTAAATATTCATTAATTCAATCCTTTCTTACTTTTTTTTCACCACATGGCATATTTTTTTGTACTATTTCATTTTTCTTAGTACAATATATAGCCTGTAATGGCCTACCAATTCCGGATCTATCTAAAACACCTGTGTCTATAGGTTTAGCATAAATACACATTATATCACAAAATTTCATATATCTAATCCTTTCTATCGTGGTCGTCGTTATTTATATTATAGAATATTTTACTATTTTTGCTAGATAATTATTTACGTTTTCTATTATGTTTTTGTAACTTTCTTAAATATGTACTTTTTTTCATTTTAGTTACTTTATCTAACAACAAAATTCCCTGTAAATGATCCACCTCATGTTGAATACATGCAGATAATAAACCAGATGCTTCTATATTTATAGATTTTTCTTCTTTATCAATGCCTTCTAAATACACTAATTGTTTTCTTTTTATCTTACCTTCAAACCCAGGTATACTTAAACAAGATTATAGAGAAAAAAACTCTTCTTTGTTTAAGGTTATTATTGGATTTATAACTACCCTCAACCCTTTTTTATCTACATCAAATATTATAATCCTCATTGGTATACCAACCTGCGGCGCAGCTAGTCCTATTCCGTTATTCTCATACATTATTTCACCCATAATATTTATGAGAGTTTGAATATCCCCATTAATTGTACTTACAGGTAAACACTTCACTTTCAAAATTTGATCTGGATATGTATGTATATGCATTATGTTCAATTCCTTTTAATAACTTTTTCTAGTTTTGTTCTAATATAATAATTTCTACCTTCTTTACTTCTACATTTTTTACAATGTCTTCTGAGCCCACTATATCTTTTATTATCTTTTCCAAATAGTTCTATCGGCAAACATTTTTTACAATTACTACACCAATGAAAGCCTTTTTTACAATCTTCGCCTAATGTTTCTATTCTATTTTTTGGCTTATTGTATATATTACATTTTAAATGAGAAAATGCAATATTATTTAAATCCCAGAATAATTTTACATCTTTGTGTAACCAAGGCTTTTTATGCTCTATACTAAAATCTTCTATATTTTCAATAAGGCTTCCACACCTATAACAGAAGTTTAGATTGAGTTGTTTTACTAAATCAAACATTATTATTTTTCTAAGTCTATGAGCTGCTGTTCCAAAAGGCATACCTATAAATGCATCTCTGTTTTTTCTAGTAATTTCTTTACCATCAATTATTACAGGATCTTTTTGTTTGCCATCTACTGTATTACATTCTATGTGGGAAAATGCAATATTTTCTAAATCCCAAAATAGTTTTTTGTCAATTCCCAACCAAAATTTTTTATGATCTATACTAAAATTTTCTATATATTTTATTTGTTCCCCACAACGGTAACATAAATCTTTTCCAAGCTGTTTTACTAAATTGAACATTATCATTTTTCTAAGTCTACCAACAGCTGTGCCTATTGGCATACCTAAAAATTTGTCTTGATTATTCATTTTTATTTCCCTTAAAAATTTCATTAAATTCATCTATAAATTCTTCTGGTGTGCTTACATCCAGCCACGCTACTATTTTTCCCCCTTCTTTTAATATCCCCGCCACCATTCTTCCATCTTTTTTTAATACCCTCTTTTTACACATATTAACGTATTTCTCTATAAATGGTAAACCTTCTTCATCTATAAAATGATAATGGTCCATAAATATAAAGTCATACCTTTTATCTGTATGCACAATATATTCCCAACCATCCATACAAACAATAGTATGTCTTGGGTCATTGATAAAATTAGTTTCCTTTTGCACATTAATAACATCTTGTTGTAATTCAACAGTAGTTAAAGAATCTACACCATCACAGGACAATATATACTTGGAGGCTACACCTAACCCTAAGCCTATCTCTAAACAATCGCCATGTGGATAATCTCGTATTTGATCCTTATACTCATGTATTTCGTCTTCTATAGCCCACAATGTGTGACCTGGGCCTTCCTCTAAATGAAGCATGTTATCAAATAAATAAATTCGCATATTACCACTTTCAGCCAACAGTTTTCCATGTGTAAAATATATAGGAGTATTCAATTAGTTATACCTCATTTATTATAATAAATTTTTTTTCTTTGTTTCTAACTATACCTATTTCTACTCTATCTGATGATTTAGTTAATAATAAACACATATATAAATCTCCTATTGTATTAATAGGTCTGTTGTTAAATTCAACTATTTTGTCATCTATTTTTAATCCACTTTTATATGCTATACTATTATTTATAATACCAGTTATTATTACTCCAGCTACTGATGCGCCATTCTTGTTATTAGGAATAATTTGATAATTATCAATTAATCCGTTTATACCTAAAGCTATTCTGTCTACAACTCCCTTTGATTTAAGTTGGTTTAAACTAAACTTAATAAGATTTACTGGTAATACAAACCCTATTCCAGTGTTGTATCCACCATTTTCTTTAAGTACAGCCATGTTCATTCCTATGAAGTGCCCCTTTGTATTTATTACAGCTCCACCAGAACTACCCCTATTTAATAAAGAGTCTACCTGTATGAATGGTATTAAAGTCCCATTTCTGTGTCTATTTATACCACCAACAATTCCCATAGTAGCACTATCAATTAAACCGAACATATTACCAATAGACATCACAAAACTACCGATTTTTACATCATTCATAGTACCAAATTCGATACTACTAAATTTACGTATACTGTTTATTTTTAATAGTGCTAAGTCTAAACATAAATCCACACCTACAATAGATGCTTTATAATTGTGTAAATCTTTTGTTAATACAGATATATTTTCACCATACCTAATTGTATGTGAAGTTGTCAAAATATAACCATCGTCAGTAATTATTACTCCAGCACTTCTTTTAAATGCACTGCTTTTCTGTAATAAATACGACTGAACAGTTACTATACTATTAATATTTTTATTATATATATCTGAGAAAACATTAAAATCTATCAAAGATTTGGTTTTATTAGACAGTTGTGTGTTTTCATAAATAGGTAAAATCACCCTATCATCAATATAACTAATATAGTTAAAAAGTATTAACAACGCAATTATAAAACTTAAAATGTACAATGTAAAACTATTATTTTTTGATCTCAATTATTCAGTCCTCCATATAAATATGTATAAACCCAGTGTTCACTCCGGAAAAATCACCGATTCTATATGATAACTTATATTCTTTTAACACTTCTTCGACAATAGTTTTTATTCTTTTACTATATCCTGTTATAATATCTAAATCCTCTTTAGATTCCCAATTATCTTCAATAAAATGAATAACTTCTGATTTTATCATGTAGTGCCTGACACCATGTAAATCCAATGTAATCATAAACCCCACTCCCTATTATATTACAAAACACCTTCCATTTTTTTATCAACCATCTGTTCTAACCACTCCGGCACGTAATTTCCAGTAATGCCATATTTTTTAATTAGGGCATATTTAATTTTTATACGCCTGGCAACCGGGCACCCCTCTATATGACCGCCCGGCGGGCAATCACAAAATTCAACCATACTCATATTTTTTCCTTTTCCTGTCATTTTTCACTCCCTTTATTTGGAGGCAAACAGTCTCGAACTGTTAACTTCTTCCTTGCAAAAGAAGAGCTTTCCATTAAGCTATGCCCCCGTTTTGCCCTCAAAAGGAATTGAACCTCTATCGATCGCTTATAAGGCGACTGCTCTACCATTGAGCTATGAGGGCAATTGCTCCTGAAAAGAATCGAACTTCTATCGATCGGTTATCAGCCGATTACTCTACCATTGAGCTACAGGAGCTTAGTATGTGCCTACTAGGATTTGAACCTAGGACTTGCGGCTTGTAGAACCGCCACTCTCCCATTGAGTTATAGGCACTCTTATATTATACAGTATCATGTCTATCTGGTATAGGCTCATATAAAAATCCAAGGGACTTTATGCGACCTTCTGACCTTTTCGCTAATTCGGACTCAATAGAATCGAATTTTTGTTGGGTTGTTTTTAGTCTCTCTGCATTAGTAAATTTTTTTTCATTAAATGCATAGTAAATACCTTCGGTATCTTCTCTATAGTCCCAAACACCGCCTAATGATTCTTCCCCAGATTCTTTGTTTATTATGACCTCCATAGCTAAACCTAGCGGATGTAGGAATCTTCTATTTAATTCTTGTAAATACCCTTTTTCTCTAAATTCTTTTATATCTATTTTTTTTATTTCGTCTGTCATTTTTTTACTCCTTTTTAATTTTTTTGTCCGGAAACCCTAGTCTGAGGGCTATTACTATATAATAGTGTTTAAATCTCTTGATTTTTAGTATTTTTTTTACTTTTTCTGTTTGAAGACCATGATGACAATGCAATTATTGGTATACCAAGTAGTATACAAAATAGGTATGTTACTAATTCAAACATACTAAATATGACTATTAATGCAATACCTAATAATATGAAACCAAATGTAATACATGCACCAATTATTGAAAAAATCAATCGTATAATTATATTTAATATAAACATAACCCAATCCTATCCTTAGATTTTAATCTTTTTTTAAAGAATTTCTGTACAACTGTCATTAAAATTAGTATACAAAATAATCCAGACACCATGATAAATAATTCTATACCACTAACCATTTATATATCCTCTAGATCTGGTACATTCATAACATCCTTGTATTCTGCTAAAAGCGGATGCACATCACTATAAATGTTATATCCTTTAGATAGCAATACAACAGCATTATGAAGTTGTTCTTTAGCTATCTCTATATTTAAAGCACTACCTATAGCTAAATTATAGTCAGCATTTTCTAATGTATCTAAAATTGATATACTCATAAAAACCTCCTGTTATTAATAATCCAATCCGGAAAACCTTCTGGATAAAGTAAGCATATGGTCATGTATCTCTTTAATTTCAGCTCCTATGTCTAATTTATCCACCCTATCTTTTGCATTGACTAGTAATAATCTATGCAGTCTTTCTAACTCCTTATCAAAATACTTCATATGTTGTACTGCTTTATTACGCATATGATGTGAATACAGTGATAATCCCATAATAAAAACCTCCCTGAATCAAAATTTTACTCGTCGGGGTAAAAAGGTTTAATTTGTTAGTGTTTTGTTTATCAAACAAATAAATATACATAATAATATACTATTACATAGGTCCGTTTCTTTTATTGTTGATAATTACTATTATTAATGATATTAGTGTTAGTGTAATAAGTGTGTCAAATGGTGTTATCATTCTTTCTCCGGTATCTCTACTAATTCGCACCTTACTAGGTTAAAATAAGTATTACAGTTATTACATTTTAAAAATAAGTCTTGTGTGGTTTTATCTACTAATATAGTCATTTTATGATTATTATTATTACAGTGTGGGCATGATATACTAATATCAAATTTTATATCCTTTTTTTTCATTGTTTATCCCCTTCGTTTTCTTCTTTTATTACTTCCTTATTTTTTTTGTAACATCCGTATACTACTCCTATTCCAAATATAAATATAAATACTAATATACATAGTACAAATATAGTTAGTATAGTTGTTAGTGGTGACATAATTCTATTACTCCTTTCCTTTATATATATCTAATATATTATTTATTATAGTAGAAGTGGATATTTCTACATCAAATGATATACGTACTACCTTACCTCCTGTAGCATTCACGAAGTCTGCACCTACTATATCTTTTTCTTCCCAGTCTTTTCCTTTTACTAATATATCAGGCTGTATATATTTTATTAGTTCTAAAGGAGTCTCTTCATCAAAGAGTATTACTGCATTTACGAAATATAGAGATGCTATTATTTCTGACCTAGCTCCTTCCTTTATTATAGGTCTATTTTCTCCTTTAATTTTTCTAATGGATTTGTCACTATTCAGTCCTACTATTAAGTAGTCACCGTAGTTTTTTGCATTTAGTAAATAATGTATATGTCCTTGGTGTAGTATATCAAAACACCCATTAGTAAATACTATTGTACCATCTATATATTTCAAAACCTCTTTTATTTTTTCTTTTGACTTAATTTTGTGTTTCACCATATTTTTACCTTACATTAATAAGAACTTATAGTATTTTTATTTTTATACCTCATTCTATTTTCAACTATATAAAAACCACTTATATATTATTATTATAGAATATTTTTTAATTTTTGCTAGATAAAAAATAGGTTTGGTATTGTGATGTATATAGGTGTGTAATAATTAGGGGTTTGTTATGTTATAGTTAGTATTTATATATCTATATATCATGGTCAACATTATTACCCGCCGTTGTAAAATTTCTAACAAGGACCCCAAATATCATGGTCAACAATACCAAACTTTCTAAACACTGTAACCGGGTCCCTATATATATGATGAGTATTACTAACTCATTATAATTATTATACCCCCACCAACCGTATTTGTAGGGGTATAGATTTTTAACTTTTAACTTTTAAAAAGGAGGAATAAAATGAGAAAGATATTGATTGGTAACACATTTCCATTAGTGTTAATAAGGAGAAATACACTAATAAAACCTGTCCCAATAAGAAAAATTGACAAAAGAATAAACGTGTATTCGTTCTGGGGACATGCGAATACACTGAAGGTAGCGTCGGAAAAATTAGGAGTGGACCTTACCCCAAAGGAGGTACGTCCGGCTATTGGTCTTAACGAAAGAAACCTACCACTATTTCTTGGGGAAGTATTTAGAGAAGTATATGTATTCAACCCTGATTACAAAGGCACTTACCGTCCCAAAATCGGGGAGGAGGTAGGTGAAGATATGATAAACGGATGGACAATGTTATTGATACGATTTTTATAAGAAAGGAGGTGATTAACATTAGTAGAATATTGGTCAATGTAGACTACGACGGGGTGGTGATACCCAATAAACTAGAGGAGGTATATCGCAAAACAACCATAAATAAATACATAAAAATTACATTAAAAACGGAAATGATGATAAATAAGGAATTGTTAAGGTTCTTTGCAAGGAACCAAGACAGATATACATTTAGACTGTGGACAAACAGAAACAGTGATTTGTATAAAGTAACAATAAATAGTCTTGGTAACTTCAAAGTAGTGTTTGACTCCTTCCACTTCTATGCTGGTGAAAAAGGTCGATCACGGGTGGAAGGGATAGTCATAGACAATGATAACAAGTATCTCCATTGTGGGGAACTTGGGGGAATATTATATCAATTTAAAGGAAACAAGGAGATGTAGAATGAAAAAAGAAATAATAATAGTAGAGAAAATACCAGTGGGGATAGAGGAAACTATCCTCAATACAGTAATATCCAGGGACCTACGGATAGATAAGGATGACGCATTAGAGGCATTATCTCAAGATATAGAAAGCGAATTTTCCATATCCAATGATGGTATTTGGGGTAATACTGTAGATGTTAGTGAGATAGAAGGGTTGGGTATTTCGATAAGGGACAAGAGGTCCCTTGGATTTTACGCAAAGAGGTATTAACATTCAAAAGGGGGTTTATCCCCCAATACGTACATAGTATATCTGTGTATGTATTGGAGTACAAACCTAAAAGAAAGGAGGTAACATGCACAAAGTAGAAAGACTGGTAAGGAAGGCCATCATTATCTTTTGGATGGTCATAATACTAACTTTTACTATATTATAAGGAGGAGCAGCATGCCTAAAAGTAAGAAACATAGTTTTAGAGAGTTGTCAGAAAAAAGATGCGTAAAGTGCGGACGTCACATCAAATTAAATGTAGCCGAACGAAAACCAGCAGATTCACCGCTTAAGTGTTGGAGATGTTGTATAATGGAAAAGCTCGGTATTAATTTGAAAGTATACAAACAATATAGAAAACTAAGAAAAGGGTTAGTTACACAGGGGTTAAACCCATCTGCAGCTAGACAGTTTATTACAGATACACGCACGGGGGATAAAACATGACAAAAGATAAAAAAACCAACAAAGCCATAAGTGAATGGATAATATTCGGCATCTTCCTACTGTGTCTGCTGCCGTTTCCACAATTTCTGGCCGTATTCGTAGTGGCAATACTATGGGTGGAAAGACCATCCGTAGTATGGAAGAAAATAAAGAAACTTTTTATACACAATAAAGAAAAGAAAGGAGGTGAATAATAGTGTTGGTGCGAACAATAACAACATACTAAAATAAAAAGGAGAAAAAATGTTTAAAAAAACTGAAATAAATAAATTCTTCTTGGCGTCAACGTATGGAATAAGAACAAATTGCGTTAATAGACGCGGTTTAGTAACTGTGTCTATGTGTGACATTAAGAAAAGTAAACCACTCTCACATGGGTTTATGAAAGAAGTGGTTTATAAAGTAGATAATAATGGTGGATTAACAACAAAAATAAGGAGAAGCAATGAAAAAAACAGTTAAATTTAAGTTGAGTAGGTTCAGTGATAAAGTATTGGAGGGGGTGATAGCATCTTCTCCCAGAATGTCTATTCAAACCATAGTTAGTGGTAAAGAAAAGAAGTACTATACAGCCACTACCATCAGTATAATCTATAATGGCATTTCCATGGAAGTTGATACTAAAAATGTATTAGTGGATGTTCCTGGGATATCTAACGTTAAGAGGAAGAGTAACGGTATGAATTATATCGGAAGTAAAAAGTCCGACATAGTATACCACATTGGACATAATAGATCACTACGAATATCATCAAAGAATGCCGTGTTTTTTGCCACACTAAAGGATGTAATAAAAAATGGCAAGAGAGTAGGAAAGTAGCGTAATGAGATCTAATAGTATTGTTAATAAATCAATCAAAGATGAAATATACCAACATAGTAAAAGAAGTTTAACTTGATTAATAACTATAAGATGTACTACCTTCAAAATACATTGTAATGAATAAAATCGACCTTTTAAACTCAGGAGGAATTAATTATGCAGCTTATATGTAACACAGACGAAGGGGACGTTAAAAACGGTATTGATGAATGGAGAGAAAGAGAAATGCACATCATAACTGGTATTGTACATGTAGTACAAGTCGGAAAAAGAAAATATAACAACTTAAAGAAAGAAATGAGTGATAAAAATACTGTTACTCTCCCAACAAATATAACACACATAATAAATACAAAGACAATGAAATTACACCTTAAAAGCTGTGCACATGTGGGCGATAAGCGCAATTTGCTATACGCCCATATCACCAACCCCGACACAACAGGGTTAATTAGATGCAGGCACTGTATGCCATGTGGTAAGAAGTAATTAATAACTATCGGAGGGGGTATAAAAACCCCCTCCTTAACAAAAGGAGACGTGGAATGAAGATAAAAAAAGAAAATATAGACGAAATTGTCAAAAATAGTGAAATGGTGACGTTAAAAGATGATAAGATAATAAGGTTTGCTGTTTTAAAGGATAACCTAAGAAACTGGTTCACCCTTATTAGTCCAAAGACTAACAAGCACATCTCTTTTTATTTTGTACCAGTGAGGAAGAAAATAAACTATATCAACAAACAATTAGGAATACCCAGTAAGTATGTAATGGTCACTAACAATAAAGGCAATTTTAAGTATTTAGGTACCATCTTTCGTAAGGGATACGACGGTAGGTACATTTATATATACAGAATCTCGACGTCGAAGGGCAATTTCACGTCTTTGTCTGTGCAACACAAAACGTTCAAATGGTTATTTGAGCGTATGATGAAAAACAGTATACCTAGATCGTTAACAATAAAGTATAACGGGCGATGTATACGATGTAGAAGAGTATTGACAGACCCTAAGTCCATAGAGCGAGGGTATGGACCCATATGTGCAAAGGCATTTAAAAAATAAACAATGTTATAAACGAAAGGAGGTGTAGGTAATGGTGGAATTCAAGATAGATCCGGTGAATAAATTTGAATTTGATTACAGGTTAGTGTTGGCGGAAGACCCGTCATATGAGAAGTTTTTAATAATCACCCCCATAACCAAAACTGTTAATATTGAACAATTGGAAAGAATAACTGACGACCTACCCGATGCAATTATGGGCAATACTACCAGAGGTGAAAATTTCACCGAGGAAGAGTTGGAAATACTCAGGGAATCTACTGAGAGGGAGTTAAAACAAACAACAGAAGAAATACCAGCATATAGTTATACTTGTAAACGTAATATAATTAAACCAAAAAAATATGGTAAGAATGAGAGATTCCATAAAGGTAAGTCATTTAACGAACTGTTAATCACATTAGATTCAGAGAAATGTTTAAAGGGAACGCAAAATCTAGATATACCAGCTCTACCTCCTCCAAAAAGATTTTTGGATGCAGGTAGTTCTATGTGGTGTTCACCATACGTGGTTTATAAAGATATAACACCTTTGTATGTAGATGATTATACACCCAAAGATGCGGATAACAAATGGGCAATCTATAAAATGTCTAAATACTTATTAAGTATAAAAGGGCCGCTTGTAAGATTAGTGTCTGTCACTTATAGATTCGATAAGTTAAACAACAGTATGACAGAGTACAAAAAGACGACACATATTATCACATTCAATAGAGATACAGGTAAACTATACTATATTCAATGGCGATCTAATAGAAAAGGAAAAAAGTATCACAGAGTGATACGAAATGTTTTATGGAATTCAGCAACAATTTCATTATATATTTTACACTCCGGTGGTCTGGGTAGGTTATTTCTCAAATATATGATAGATAATCTGTATAAGAGAATACCTGATGCTGTATTATATATTACTTTGGATGATGTGGTAGAACATGAATATATTCCGAGCGGTGCTAAGTCAATACTATTACCTGATAATATACCTGTTACTACACAAATAAGTCTTTTATTGCTTTTGATTTTATTACAAGAATTGGCAAACGCACCAATTAAGTGGTTGACATTTACAGTTCTTCTAAATAGTTATACTTTTGTTTCTGACTTTTATGCACTCAAACCACGAGAAGACTCAAAGGAAATGGATATAAGACAAATATATGGTATTGGCAAAAAGTTAAGGAAAAAGAATAATCTCAACACATTTCTCAGAGGTATCATGGGATGTAAATATAAGAAATCATTTTCAACACTATTTCAAACCCCTATGTCTTATAACGGCCAGTTGTCATTTATTGCATCTTGGGTAAAATATCTATCGATCAATAATACTGGGAATACTAAATATATCTATCATTGGTTTACAAATATCATTAAAAATAGAAATGAAACACATATTGAGGGGGCAGTAAAGATATTGCGGAGTTGTATGTCATATACAAATTTTACGGATGATGAACAGGATATAATGGATTCTTATATTAAATTTGCAGATCCCATGATTAAAAGTGATGGGGCAGGACTATCAGAAATTAATTGGTATACATGGAGAGACACATTCAACATGGCCAGAGATCTAAATATAAGATTAAGAGTGAATAAACTTAAAACCTCTGATGACGTACGTAATGTCCATGATGAATTGGTCAAAATATTGAATAGGAATCGAGACATACTAAATAAATTCAAAGATGACCCATTTATAGTTTTTAAGTCACCGGACAAATCATATAAAGGTTTTAAATTTATACAGTTATTAAATGCAGAAGAATTAAGAGATGAGGGAAATACAATGCACCACTGCATTGCATCCTACGCCAAAAGATGCATGAATGGGACCAGTATTGTATTTTCCATGCAGAAGGAAGATAAACATTATGCAACTCTTGAAATTAATGGTACAACCAATGAGTTGAAACAGAAGTATACAATATATGACAATGTTATAACAAATAAGAATATTTTAAACATAATAGACGAATGGATGAAGGACATAGGTAAAATACATAGAAATGATAGTAAAACTTATAAGGAATTGGCCTTAAAGGCACTAAGTGATAAACATGCTGAAGAGATTGTAAAACATTTCGATACACAAGAAGATATAATGGATGGAGAATTACTAAATGTCGAGGCTTTCTAATAACAAGTTGAGAAGTCAACATAACAAAGGTAACCACAGACGAAGACGTACGACAAGAGGTAATAGGTTCTTATCTAAATTAATTAAATATAAATGGCATGAAACATTAAACTCAAAAAAGGAAATATGAAATGAATATATTACCATTTTATATACTTCCAAACATACCACTAGACACAGAATTATTACAAATAGGGGGTGATAATCAAAAGATATCAAAAAGCAAACATAAAAGTGTGGACAAAAAAGAAGTAAAAAGACTTAGGAATAAGAAAATGGTAAAACAAGTACGTAAACGTAAATCACGAAGAACCAACCATAAATGAGGAGATATATATGATAACGGCAATAACAGCAAGTATAAATGTAGAGTATATAGTAGTAGTTGATAATGAGAAGATATATAAAAGAATTACACAGAAAAAAGCACCAATATGGCAACTATATACTAAATTCGGGTTTATTGATGTCAATAGGCATTGTAATGAACAACTTGAAAAAGAGTGGGAATCACTCAATGAAAAAGTTGCAACGATCATTATTGTCAAAAAATACGGACCTGGTAGTACACCTCTTTTTAGTTAATGATTATGGACTATATGTTATTTTTTATTAACCCCCAACAATAAGAAAGGAGACTTATTATGTTTCAATCAATTATAACTGGAAGATTAGGTCACGACAATAAACTTTTCAATTTAACCTGTGCAACATGCAAAGGACTTTACTTGTCCAGCCAACAAATGAATTGCCCAAAATGTGGTAAAACCTTAGTACCTATTACTGCGTCCAACAATAATAGGATGATGATATCAGAAGGTAGAATATATCCAATAATGACAAATGGAGAAAAAGAATACTACGAAGACGCAAGAATAAGAAGAAATGGACTGAGACCTGTATATAGATTTTCAATAATATCATTCGAGGACCCCAACACTAAACAGTTGTTCCCACCACGTATCCATGAGTACTTAACCACTGGACGAACTGTGACATTAACACTGTGTCATCCACCTATTTACAAAGTATTCACTGATAAAAACGAGGAACTAATGGTAGAAGTCAGGTTGGGGTTATCCAAAGGGGATCGTATAAAACTGATAGACTCCAAGACATCAAAAAGGAATATGAATATGCCTGGTCAATACATACCTAATTCACAAACTGACCAACAGAGAACACAAAACAATGAACTGTCACATGTCCAGCAACTCGAAATGCGTTTGAATGAACTAAAACAGGAGTTGTCAAATATGAAATCACCTACACCACCGCCACAACCACCACAACAATATGATGTAGAGATGCCAATAGAAATGGGTGGGGAAGATGTTGGCATTGATGTTAATAACCTAAACAATGTGGTAGAAACAGTGGAAATATTCTAATGAGTGTTTTATGTAGTGACTATCACTTATGTATAAGTATAATAAGATACCAACTATATGGTGTGCCAGGAAGGAGAAATAAGAAAGGCGGATGTGCACAACAACCGGGCAGGATGTGCACAATAACCGGGCATGATGTGAACTGAATAGGCACTACAGATACTTACCGAAAAGAAAGGAGGTGAAATGAAAATAGTAGACATTTGTTGGATAGATAGAATAAACACTATGTACATACGTAGTATATGCGGTAGAACATGGCATATAGACCAACTTAGAAATTAATTAACCAAAGAAAGGAGATAGTAATATGATACAAGTATATTTAACACACGAAGAAAAATCAGATATACTAACAGCACTCTGGATGAGAATTAATTATATAGAAACTGGTAATATAGCAATTTCAGCTCAAGATGCAGAAAGGTACGATCAGAATATAAAAATAAAAGCGTTATCTGAAGAACAAATGCGTGGAATACTCAGAATGAAAGCATTACAAGAAAAAATACTAACTAGCCACTAAGAAAGGAGGCAAAATGAGTACAAAAAGTAAACAACAGGATGATGCAAAAGTAATGGATTTTGAAGAATGGTGCGAAATATGGGGCGATGAGTTATGGGCAGAATGGCACGAAATAGGAGGCAATATGGAATTAGATAATGAATATGACGAATGGTGTGAGAAAAAGTTCAATAAATACAACGAATCCTAAACAGTTCACTACTATTCCGGCTCAAAACCGGATTAACGACAACTTTAATTCAAGGAGGCAGGTTATGTTTTACTGTGATGACTGTGCAAAGATAAAAGGATGGCCAGAAGGTCTAGATACATCATACAGTCGCTGTGAAATCTGCGGACGAATAACGGGCTGTTACGATGTACCATCAAAATACTTACCAATCCCAAAAAACAATACATACACAGTGAGATGTTTGTGTGGAAACTGCAAATCAGAATACAACACAGAAATATATAAAGGTATGAAGGCATTGCCAAATATAGGAAAATGTCCTGTATGTGGAAAAATAGATAAAAACACAGTTATATTGAAAAACAAATAAATAACAACAATGAAAAGGAGAGACACAATGCCATCAATAATAATAGTGAAAGACCCACCACCACCGATAATACCGGTAATAACCCAGTATTACAAAACTGATAAAATCAAAAAGGTTACAATCACAACAGACGTTGTTGGATTTGACCAGTATGACATATCTGGGTACTTGCCAGATAAAGAAGAAGTAATTATAGACTTAAAAAAGATACTGTCCACAGCCACACTAAAAGGCACATTATTACTACCCAGTGTGTGGTTATCATTAATGAGAGCAGTATTTCATGAGTTGGGCCATGCTTTGCAGGTCGAAAGAGACCCAGAAATAATAAAAGAGGAAATACTCCCAGAAGAATATGAAACCGAGGCAAATCAATTTGCCTATATATTGATGGAAAATTGGTTTAAATACAACAAAATACCACCATTAGACTTCATGGGTTGGATGGGATATCAAATAAAGAGCCTAATAGAGGCATTGTATCCAAATCACAGTAAATTAATTAAAGATATAGAGATCGCAGAGGCAGGCGCAGTAATAAGTCTCGATAGCTTTGCATTACACTACCCAGAATTGGTATCAAAAGAGCAATGTACAATATTAAGCCAAGACCAAAGTATAGGTATAACTATAGAAGGTGTAAAATACCTAGATGCGATATCGTTCATAACGGCTATCAATAATAATATATCAGAAGACGATAAAGCAGCAACATTACACCGTCTAGGTCACGAAGAAGTAACGGTAGAAGAAGAAGAAATTCAACAAGAAGAAGGTAATAAAACGGCTCAAACCGCCTCTGCGGAATAAAACAAAAACCATTAAAATAGGAGAAGACTATGCAACAAAAAATGGGAGCAGCAACGAAAATTATATTTTTGAAAGATTGTTCTGACATTATGTTTACAAAAACAGAACAAGACAAACTATCCGTAATGAATTGGTATATACAAGCCATGATGGACAAGTATAAACCATGGCTCGTAAGGATAGCACCAAGAATGTTCAAAGATAGCACGACAGGGCAAAACACCATACCCGCCATGGACATTATACTATCATTGGGAGAGCTAAACGATAATGGCACAATAAAACTCAAGAATCTAAGATTAATAGCCCAAAATCCCAACAAGAGGGACGGCATGGGTAATTTAAAAGAAAATGCCGTACTCGCACAGGCCGGCCATCAGATTATGTGGGTCATTGATTCCCAAACAAATACGTTCTTAGGTAAAATGTTGAACGGTGAATGGATGGCATCCACCCCAAGAGCCTTTAACACAGTACAACAAACAGTAGAAACAACGGGAACAGAAGTAGATGGACAAACTGTTTATAGACAAAACGGAGAATGGCAACAAAATTTGCCAAACATACAGCCACAAGATGTGGTGGGGGCCGTAGAACAACTGGGTGACGGTCCAGACATGTCTTATGAGGAAACCATGGATGTATGAGAAAAATAAGAAGTATCAACGGACTTAAAGGGCGTGTAAAGAAAGTATCTAAAGACAAAACTCAAATTACTGTATCACTCTTTAAGGGTGGTACAGTAGTAACAAAGAATGCAGGATTTGAAAAAGGGGACAGAGTATGTTTAATTACCAATAGTATTACTAATAAGGTGATTAAAACGATCCCGGAAACAGTCGCAAATATAATACGAACTGTCGGCTCTTCCCCGTTTTTTGGGTCGTTGATGGTGAAAGAAGTAGAAGATATACCAAATATCAATCAATCAAATGGAGAAAATTATGGCGACGAAGAAGAAGACGGAACAGAGTACACCAACTACATCTGTATCACAAGAGAAAAAGAAGGACAACAACAATTTGGAGTTACTTTCAACACTGATGAGGAATTGGAGTGAGAATACACAAAAACTAACTCCAGAACACATCATAGACGATTATATGAGGCTTAGATTGATAACAGCCTCAGAAAACGTTGAAAAAATGATAGAGGAGGGTAAAGTAGAATTAGGTAAAGACTATAAAACTACAACCCCCTGTGGTATGGAAATCACCTTCAAAGTAGAAAAACCATTGGAAGAAAAACCTTTAATCATGTACTATCAATATAGACTGAATAGTGACACACTAAAGAAGTGGATAGAAGAGCATAGTTATATGGAAGGACCATTGACTTTCCGAACAAGAGGAATACAGATTGTTTATCAGGGAAGTCATAAAATAACACCAGAGAACTATCACAAAGTAATATGTTCAATAGATCATGAAAAGACAGAAAGTAACCCAATGGGACTACAATTTCTTGATTTACTGATCACCCCCACTACCTTTGTAGTACATAGGGGTGTTCTCAATAACAAAGAATGGATAGTCACAATATTATCCTAACGGCGGCTCAAAACCGCCTTATTGGTAGAATTGGAGGACCTACCCAAAATAGAGACGGGTACGACCAGTAGAGGTCTGCCCAAACATTATCACAAATCTTTTTTAAATCTAGGAGGAATCATTATGGACATATTCGGAAACGCAGGAGTAGCAGGAGTAGCAGGAGCAGCAGGAGCAGCAGGAAATACAAATATGGACTTCGGAGAGGTCTATCAATATGCAATCGGTAGAGTAGCCGGTCCCCCGACATTCATACCAGCCTCGGCAACCCAAAAAAGTCATCACTGTATAGTGACTTTAATTGCATCGAGGACATTCAACAACGGAGTAGTCAAGACCGTTGTCCCGGTGCATTTCTGGGGAAAAAGGGCCGAAGTGGCTGCCAATTACCTGTCGAAGGGTAAGAAAGTCTTTGTATCCGGGAACACAAATACGTACATCAGAGAGCTCGGGCTGATCGGGCAGAACGGGAAACCGATCGTAAAGACAGAGACAAGTATGAATGCCATGAGTCATACGTTACTGGACGATCCTTACAGTGCCAAGAAAGAGGCCTTCGACAAAGGCCTTGCCGCATTTCTGGAAGGGAAGAACACCGGTAGAATACCACCCGATAGGCAACTACAGTATGAAGATGTATGCATAAAACGACAGCCGTACCAGCAATTCAACCCAGCAGTGGCCGCCCAAACAGGTATGTTCGTCAATGCCTTGGTGTGGAGTAAGGACAGGGGAGGCTGGTGGAATGTTGCAGTTGCAACGCAAGTATTAAACGCAAAAACCGCACAGCCAGCCATTGGCCAAAATGTAGCGGTAACAGGAGCGGGAAACAACATGGAACAACGTATAGCCATGCTCACACAGGAAATCGCAAAACTGAAAGGTGAACAACCAATTGCAGGTGCGGGTGCAGGTGCAGAAGTAGTTGCAGGTGCAGGTGCAGGCAATGGAGTGCAATTACCTGACCCGTTCTAAAACAAATATAAAAGTTGTATAAAGTTATATGGGGAGGCCTTCGGGCCTCTCCGTATTTTTTTGATCACTACCGTAAAATTTTACTTATTAACCCTTATTATTTTCTAAGTATCACAAAAATATGTCAATGAAACAGAATTCTTTTTTACTTCGGGAGGAAATAATGGAAATATACAAGTGTGCTATAGAAATAGCTGTGGTAGGTCTGGTTGGTACAGGTTTAACAATAGCTAGAAGAATTAATAATAAAGGCAATGAGGAAGCCGGAAGGGGTATAGCTGGCTGTACTATAGGATTTATTATATTCTTTTGGCTATTAATTTGCTGGGGGTAAAAATGGATATATTACCAATTACATGTGATAAATGTGGATATAGTTTAGATACGATAACAGAAGAACAAGAAGTAGTGTACAAATGGAATAGAGAAAAAGGCATCTATGAGCCTAAATTTAAAATAGTAACATATACATGTCCTAATTGTCACACATATATAACTCCAAAAAGTAAAATAAACAAATATATATAAGAGGAAAAAATGACAAAGGAAGAAGAACTTATTAATGGTGTTATTATTATACTCATTGCAGTCGTAGTAGTATTTTTTATAAATATAATGGGTATTAATAAAAAGAAAAACAAGGACATCAAAGGACCAGCTACAGTTTGTAGAGTAGTGGGAATGAAAGATGGTAGTTTTACAGTACAAGAATTCTTATCCTCAAATCAATGGGTCACAAAGATAACAGTAAGAAATTCTACTATATACGAATGGAGATTTAATTCTCTTAGTAAAGCTATTGATAAAATGAATGAGTATATGGACTCTATGACAGAAAATATTGATAAAAATAAAGTAACAGATACATATTATCTCAATGCTGTTATACCTGGCGCTACACATGGAGAAATTATAGAATATTCGGAAAAAGTATCGAAAATAGGAGGTAATGTACAATGAAATTTGGGATAACTGTATACGTTATACTTGCTATAATTGCGGTATCTGGTTGGATACAAAGTATAGTTAAATTTGCACATTGTGATTTTAAACCACCTTATAAAGCAGAAATAGTATATGGTCTTGGTATGGTTATACCAGCAGCTGGTATTTTTGTAGGCTGGATAAATATTGGAAAATGATAAATCCACTATTACCTATTATTATTGCTATAGAAATAGCAGTACTAGCGCTCGTAACGCACGTAAATAAGGAAATGTTACGTCATTATAGATGTACAAAGGGACAAAAAACAGAATCAAAAGCCATGAATATTTTCACATCAATTGTCAGGGTAATACAACTTGTTATAATAGTAAGTATTGCTATTTGTGCATCAAAAGTAATAACGCTTCTACTATTCAAACAGTAAACATTGTAGTGAACTAGTGACTAAATTAACTATATCTAACATACTTTTAACGAAAAGTCAACAAAAACCGTTAAATTTTACTTAATCTCGGCGAAAAAAAGTCGAAATCGACTAAAAACCGAAAAATTTTAGCAAAAAACAGAAAATATCGCCAAAATAGGGTATATTCTGCTCATTTTGCACTAATATATAGGAAAGGAAAAGGATATGAGAGTCCTAACCGGTGCATTAACTTTAGTTGTTTCTGGCCTTATTGGTTTGTATTTAGATGTAGGATTAGGTATCAGCTATCCAGTCGTTTACTGGTTTCTTGGATGTATTAGTGGTTTGTTAGCGATGCGATAGTACCCTCTAATAAGTCATCCATTTTATACCATTTCCCTCTATCATGTAAATCCTTGAAGCTGTCATAAATACTTTGTAGATCTCTATTAGTACCTTCGAACGACCCCATCATAATAAATTCATTATCAGGATGTCTGTTATATTCCTTTAAATACCATTTAATACGTCTAGCACTATTACTTTTACCAATGTAAACACTATTAGTACTTCTATGTAATACGAAGTAAATCATTTTTGTAATTCCTCATAATGTGTCCGGACATTTTAGTGCGTCCGGACATTTTAGTGTGTCCGGACATTTTAGTGTGTCCGGACATTTTAGTGTGTCCGGACATTTTAGTGCGTCCGGACATTTTAGTGCGTCCGGACATTTTAGTGCGTCCGGACATTCTATATATATTATAGAATAAAATCCCACTTTTGCTAGATAGAAAATATATAATAAATAATATATAAATAATATATTAATATATACTAAATAGTATTAGTTCGTATAGTTACGAATAAGTAAGGAAGAACAGAAACAAGAAGGTTAATAGGCGACGGAAGAGTTGGTACTACTTGGTATACATACTATTTTATACATACTAAATCAGTAATCGATCGCTGAGAAAAATAGTCGATCGATAAAATTTTCGATCTGGAAATCGATCGCCTGTGTGATCGACTCCCAGGCAGCGTAAATTTTCGTTAAGAGAATAGTATAAATATATATAAATAAAGTACTAAATAGTAGTGTACGAAATAACACTAAATAGTAGTGTACGAAATAACACTAAATAGTACTAAATAGTAGTGTACAAGCAGTAACTAAATAATAATTGTATAATAAATAGTAATATACTAGATGGTATAGAATAGTAATATAAGAAACATTAAGAAGTTGATCGTTGTTCATCGATATCTCTAATTATCTTACCAAGCCGTTTCATTTCATCTACCGTAAAGTTGTTACTTCTTGTAACATTACATCTTTGGCACGCTACAACAGTATTATCTTTAGTGTGCCCCATAGTGTTATCTATGCGATCCAACCCTAAATTATGAATAGAGCCACAGTAGATGCATTTACTAACAGATAGTCGCAGAAGAAGATCATTCATTGTAAAATCCGGAGGATCATATCCCCGTTTTATATCTTTGTCCCTATACATTCTATACTTTCTATCTATAACTCGTACTACTTTATTTTCTCTTTCATATTGATCATCAACCTGCGGATTTTTTCTACGATATTCTTTTCTATATTGTACATAATGAGCTTTATTGTTATAATAATTCTTCCGCCGCATATTTTTATATTTATCTGAAGTGGCAGTTTTAGCATGCATGAGAGATCTACTACTAACTCTACACTCTTCACCTTTATGATTTGTACAAAGATACACACGGACATGATCAATTATGGAATGGAAAGAAATAATGATATAACAGCCAAACCTTGTCCCTTTCCATTCTCTCATAGGTGCTTTTCGCATACACGTAGTAGTACAGAACTTGTTACAAGTAGGAAGTAGTTCTTTACCACAAGTTCTACATTTCCTGTCCATATTATATACCTCCAAGATACAACTTGAAATAAACGCTCGACCACACGGTAAAGCAGTATAACTGTCTATGTATATTATAGAATATTATTCCAGTTTTGCTAGAGAAAAATAAACACAATATAAAATGTTAAATAGTAAAATAAATACTAATTAGTAGTGTACAAAATAATACTAAATAGTAAAACAAAAAACAAAAAATAAAAAATAAAAAAAGAGGTTAAAATGGATCTTGTTAAATGTATTAGGTGCGGTGTATGTTGTATTGTAGCTCCATGTGGTATAGCACCATTGAATAGTGAAGGTATATGCTCATTTCTAACAATACATGAAGATGGATATACCTCTTGTAAATATATAGAAGAACATGGGAATCCTTATAGTAATGGATGTTTTCTAAGAAGTCCTGGTAATGAAGAAGTGTATAAGTACTATAAAGATCAAGCTGAAAGAATGGTAGGTGTGAAGTTAAATGGTATTAAAACTAGTGATGATCTATTAACTACTTGTTGAACTATGTATTTGTTTACACTTAGTTCGGTGGGATAATGTTTTCTACCCGCCGGGGTTAAATTTCCCGTAACACAATATAATAGGAAATGTATATGTATTTATATGATATAAAATACAATATAAACAATCCGAAAGGATGTAAGAAAACTAATACAGTAAGTAAAAGAGGTAGAACAAAACATGAAGCCATTGTAAGATTTCGTGCAACTCATCCTACTGATAGTATCTTAAAAACTAAGCGATTATTCGTTCTTACAATGTACAGTGTTGATAGATTTGATAATAAGTTTGACAAGATGAGACGTTACTATAACAAATATATATGAATTAGAAAGGGCATGATGTTATGAAAAATGCTATGAATGGTTTGAGGGTTTGTGAAGATGATATGAATAAGAAGGAATCTGAAGAAATTATTTTATTATTTACTAGGCTGGCAAACCTAGAAAGTGAAATATGCTCCAAGATAAGTCGTAGTGCTGAAGTAAAAAGTGTAAATATAATTAGTATAAATATATCTGAGGATGGTCTGTTAAGATACGACGAGATTTTTTTGGCGCTAGAATTAGAGATTCACATAGATAATGTTGATATGAAAGACTTAATTAATCTATCCAGTGGAGGTGAAGTTAGGATTATAAATCACTTTCAAGGTGCCATTTATATTTCGTTTAGGACATCATATAACTATACATTTAATAGAGATGGTACAGTTACATCATCATTCTCAAAAATAATGGAGTGAAACTATCTTCTACCCGCCGGGGTTAAATTTACTATAACAAATATATATAGATAAAGTACTAATCTAAGGGGGTACAGTACTATGGATTATGAAATTAAAGAAAGTAAACAAGAATCACTGGAGATGTTATCTTTATTTGATAAATTAATAGGCATGAAAAACGATGCATATGCTAGAATATTGGCTCTATTACCAGCAAGTTCTAAGGCTAGAGTAGAAAGTATAGATGCGGTCAATATAAAAGTAACCAATGACGATAGTGAATTAGAAGAATGTGATATCTTTCTGGAAATGGAGTTAGAAGCTTTTATATCAAATATTGATACACAAGACATAATTGCTTTATCCCATACGGGTAAGGCTACTATTACAACTTGTAATGACGATATTATATGTGCTTCATACGCTACATCATACAATTTTTCGTTTAATGAAGACAATACTGTAACATCATCACTTTCGATAACAGAAGAATAAAGGCTATATCATTTTCTACCCGCCGGGGTTAAATTTCCCGTAACAAATATATATAAATAGAATACTAAATAGTAAATACTAAGGAGGTATGCTATGTGTAAAAAGAGTGCAGAATCATTAAGGTGGAAAGCCAAATGGGACTCACTAGCAGGGTCAAGGGCAAAGGAGAGGCAGTCGAAGATATTAAAAGAACTTTGGGCATCAAAACCTGGTTTAAAGGCAAGAAGATTGCTGAGTATAAGCCTTAAGAAATTCATGAGAGAAACATCGCATATATAACGTAAGCAGAAAGGAGTATGATTATGAGTTCTAAAAAAGGTGTTGGAATAAGATTCGTCAGGGGTTACATTCTTGCACTTATTAAACAAAGAGAACCGATAGCACACAAAGATCTTGTTGAGATAATAAGGCGTGACGATACAATAAGTATGAACATGACGATTAATGGCTCAAACAAATATGCTTACAGGACAAAGGAAATTCTGCACAGAAAAGGTCTTATCGAAAAAGTCAACACGTACCACGGAAATGGCACGTCTGTTATTTTCAATAATGATATAAGTTTAAGTGGGGAAGAATTAGAAGTTTTAGCAAAAGAAGTATACGACGATCTTAGAGCTATAAATAACCATAGAACTACACTGAGTAGAAATAAATATAAAGCTGATACTGATAAAAACGCGCCCATGACACCAGTATGGTCTATAGTAATAGATGAAAAAAATGTATCTATTAAGCATAACGATAATCTTGTAGGTATGATATCATCTAATAGGAAAGCTGTTATCGATCTAACGATGTCAGGACAGGCAATAGTAGAGATTTTATGATACTTTTTACCCACCGAATAATTTTTTGTACAAATAAGTAAGTGGGTAGTTATGTCTCATTTTACAACCTTAAATAGTAAAATTACTCATTCCAGTTAGTGATCCTAAAGCATGCCGTTCAGAGGCGCTAAGATTGGCAGCTATATATGGCCATACCGAAGTGGTAAAACTGCTTATCCCAGTCAGTGATGTTGAAGCACCAGAATTTGATGTAATGGAATGGGCTAATAGGATTTGCAATATCGAAATAGTAAAATTAATAAAATCTGCCATTAGTAGTAAAAAATAAAATAATACCTTTTAATAAACTAAGAAATTTACATTACTATGTGAATATGACTTAAAACTAAAAAGGAGTATAAGAAAATGATTATGGTAGACACTATTTTACTTATTGGTATTGTTGTTTTAGGTATTGTAGGTATAATCGTTACAATCAGTGTATATAAAGAACACTTTAAAACTACAACTACCAGAGAAGTTCACACACCTATTAAGAAAAAACAATCATATGGAAAAATAAGTAATTCAGAGGTAATTGAAAAACCACTGAGAAGTACCATGGGTGCAATCTTAAGACACATGATAAAAAGTAATTTTACCTTTTTTACTGTAAATGGTATTTCTACCAGAATTAAAGTGTCACCAGATCAGGTAAATGAAGCTTTAGTATTTTTAAAGAACCATAAGATAATGAAAGAGACACTTACACCAACCACTGGTCGTTATTACCTACCGGACGATATTAGATGGCTTTTAACAACTATGTATGAGTTCTAGAACGAAATTTGTAAGATATACTTTTTAATCTGCGAAAAATCTTTTATACAAAGGAGTTTATCATGAACTATTATAAAATAACTAACAAAAACGAAACACATCATGGGCTTAAATACAAAACTGGATTAAACATAGATCCTAAGCCTTGGAATCCATCCGGTAATTGTGAGGAAGGAGGGATATATTTTTCTAGAGAGGACATCTTGTTTTTCCTGAACTATGGTCCATGGATTAGAAAAGTTACTTTGCCAAGCAATACTCCGATATATACTAACCCAGGATCACCGGTAAAATTTAAAGCTCCTAAAGTGATACTGGGCCCTAGAAGAAAAATCACAGTATCGGTTATAAAAGAGCTATTAGCCGAGGGAGCTGACCCCAAAGTAGCTGGTTCTTGGGCGCTAAGATGGGCTGCTGGAAATGGCTATACAGGAATAGTAAAATTACTCATTCCAGTTAGTGATCCTAAAGCATGCCGTTCAGAGGCGCTAAGATTGGCAGCTATATATGGCCATACCGAAGTGGTAAAACTGATAAAATCCGCCATCAACAAAAGAAATAGGAGCCAATTATGAACTACTATAAAATAACTAACAAGAAAGAGACACACCATGGGCTTAAATATAAAACTGGGTTAAATATAGACCCTAAGCCATGGAATCCATCAGGCAATTGTGAAGAAGGCGGGATATATTTCTCTAGAGAGGA